TGCGTGCGAAGCCTGCGGACGACCGTTCCCAACCGTCGCCGACCACCTACGCGCCTCCATCGATTTCGTCGACAACGCCGGCCCGACGGTCGGCGACGACGTCGTGATCCAGTTCTATAGCCGGCTGTTCAGCATCGCCCCGGAACTGCGGGGGATCTTCCCGCCGGACCTGCTCGACGCGGAACGCGGCTCGGACACCCGCGGGTTCCGGCAGCGTGACCAGCTGGTGTCGGCGCTGCGGACGGTGGGCCGGCTGTACGACCCGTTCAACCCGAAGTCCATGCAGGCACTCGACAGTTCGCTGCAGCTGTGGGGCCGCCGGCATGCCGCGTTCCAGATGCCTGACGGGACGGTGCTGGTGCCGCGGCGGGCGCATTACGACGCGGTCGGGTCGTGCCTGCTGGACACGCTGCATGATGTGGCGGGCCACGAGTGGGTGTCGGAGTGGGATGACGCGTGGGGTGAGGCTCTCGAGGTGGCGGGTGATTCGATGCGGCATTATGCCCGGCAGTGGCACGTGGGTATGGCGCGTCTGCCGCGCCGGTCGGCGGATCCGATGACGGTTCGGCGGCGTGACGAGGGCTGATCTGCGGGGCGGGCGAGGGCGGTGCACCGTTGGGTGTGCCGCCCTTCGCTTTTGGCGCACACGGCCCGTGACACCCTTGACAGTTAACCGCATTCGGTTAGTGTGGGGGGGGGTAGCCGAAACGAAAGGCACCGACCCGGAAGGGGCCAGCAATGACCACATCCACCATCCCCGAGCCGGCCGCATTCGCCGATCAGGTGTTCGCCACCGTCACCCAGCTCGCCGACGCCGGGGTTTACGTCGACGTCCGGCTGACCAGCAGCGGCGTCACCGTTGTCGAGGATCGCCGTGGCGCCCTGACTCCCGAGGCCACCCGGACCCAGAGCGAGGTTCGGGCCCTGCGCGCGTTCCTCAGCTTCACCCCGAACGTGCAGTGGGAGCCCGCCGAACGAGCCATGTGGGGGAACCGATGAACAAGTACGAACATGGGCCCGACGGCGAGTGCTACTGCGACGACGCATGCCCCACAAGCCCCGGACTCTCGGCCGACGATGACCGAGTGCTGCAGATGCTGGCCGGCGCCAACTTCGGGCCCGACTCCGCCATCGTGTTGCCGTCCGGCGTAACGCTCGGAGGCGACGAGGCCCAGGCGCTGACGTCGGCCCACGCCCCGGCCCAGGGCGAACACCCGACCCCGCAACAACCCCAGGGAGAACCGATGAACAAGTACGACCACGACGAGCCCGACCAGAACGAGCCCGTGAAGGTCGCGCCCGCCGTCATCATGATGTGGGCCGTCGGATTCGTGTTCCTCATCATCGGCACCATCAAAAACGTGATCGAAGGCGACCTGTTCGTTGCGGTCGCGTTCGGGGCCTTCGCCGTCGTCGCGGGGGTCGCCATCGCCAAGGCTTTGATCACGCAGCCCCGGGGCCAGCGGTGAAACCCCACCTCATCGCCCAGCCCGCCGAGCACATCGGCCACGCCCCGACCGCCGCGCTCATCACCGCGCTCGCCTCCGCTGACTGGCGCACCACCACCCTCGAGGACCACGGCCCGGCCGGTATCGCCGCTGTCGCCTACCACCCGGACGCTCCCGACGTGGTCACCGTGACCATGTCGCTCGAGGACACGTCACGGGTCGCGTCGGTGCAGATCGCTGGCCGGGATGTGCCGTTCCGCAGGGCTGTCGAGTATGTGTATTCCACCGCCACGGACAGGGAGCGCTGAGTTACCCGTGCCAATCCATGACCTGATCATCAGCTTCGTCGGCGGCTCCGACTGGGCCGACGTCGACGTGGAAATCAAGTGCCTCGGCATCACGGACGAGTGCGCCGAGTGGATCAACTGCGAGGTGCCCGAGTGCCCCGGCAGCACCGGCGGGGACGACACTCTGCACGACGTCAGCGACGTCGCTCACGGCCAGCAGCACAAGTACCTCGACGAGTCCTGGATGGTTCGCTCCGGCTCCTGCTACCTCGCGAACCACGGCCACGACATGGCCGGCCAAGTCGCCGAAAAGCTCGGCCTCGGTGACGGCCGGTACGAGGTCACCCCCGAGTTCGACGACGGCACCCTCACTGACCTGGTGCTGGTTGATTGCCGTCCGAAGCCGTCGGACGACGAGCTGTTCGGGGATCTGCTCCCTGACCTCGATCCGCCTGACCTGCCGGTCCCATCCCGCTCATCCCGGAAGGTCCGGGTCCGTGTTCGCCGCGACCAGCGCACGCCGGGTACCGCGCCAAATTCATCGGCGGTGGACCGTGGCTGAGCCGTACTACAAAGACGAGCGAGTCACGCTGTACCACGGCGACTGCCGAGACATCCTGCCCCAACTTGATCCGGTGGACCTGGTGCTCACCGACCCGCCCTACGGCATCAACTACGTCAGCAACTACACCACCGGCCGCGGCGCCAAGCCCATCACCAACGACGGGGCGCGCCTCTCCATCGCCCTCCAGCGGCAAGTGATCCCGCTGCTCTCCGGGCGCGCCCAGCACGTCCTTTGGTTCACGCGGTGGGATGTGTGGCCCGACGTGTGGGCCGAGCTCGGACCCTGGTTCCCGCTACGCGGCATGCTGATATGGGACAAGGCAGACCCTGGCATGGGCGACCTCAAGCACTGGGGGCCCTCTTACGAGATGATCGCCTCGGCAGGCTGGGGGAAGACGGTCGGTAGCCGGGACCAAAGCGTCCTGCGCCATTTCAAGCCGCCGGCCGCCGCCCGGGTGCATCCGACCGAGAAGCCGCAGGCGCTGCTGCGCTACCTGATCGGCAAGCTCGCCCCGACCACCGTCCTCGACCCCTTCGCTGGGGGCGGGTCTTCGCTTCTCGCCGCCCGCGACCAGGGATGCCGCGCGATCGGCATTGAGGTTCAAGAGTCGTACTGCGAGGCCATCGCCTCCCGCCTCAGCCAGGGCGTGCTTGACCTGGCCATGGTGGATAGCGGTTCTAAGCCGGGAGAGCCGTCATGAGCACCGCGACCCTCCGCAGACTCGTCGCCGAACACTTCCGAGCCCGCCGCACCGGCAACCAGCCCGCATACAACCCCGCCGGCACCCGCCGTGGCGCGCCACCCGCCGGCGACGACCAGCTCATCGCTGACCTGACGGCGGCAGGCGTGCCGATCGGCGGCGACTACCCGCGCGACGACGCCACCCGGGCGCTGGTAGCTGCGGCCCTGGCCGTCGCCGCCATCCTCGAACGCGAGGACCGGGCCGGGGTTGTCGAGCAAGCCCTGATGAAGGCTGCGGAGCGTTGGAAGTCCGCGCACCCGCCGGCCAAGGCGTACCAGAGGAGAAGGCCATGACCGAACAGTCCGTGTCGCGGGTGGCGGTGGCGCACCGTTTGATGACCGCCGCCCTGATGATCGAAACCGAGGGGTGGGCGCGGCACAGCGTCCGCAGCCCGGAGGGTTGCTGGTGCGCCGCCGGGGCGATCATCTACGCGGGTGCACCGGCGGAGGCCGAGCGGCCCATCGTGCTGTTTGACCGGGAGGCGCGTGACGCGTTCGGGGATGCGGCGCTGTCGGCGTTCGCGGACTACCTGAACGCGCACCGCGACGAACTCGGCGTGGACCCGGTCGGTGAGTTGCCAGGCCCTGATCCTCTGTTCCGGCACGACACGATCGCCATGTGGAACGATCATTACGCGCGGTCGGCTGCGGAGGTGGTGGACCGCCTGGGGCAGGCCGCTATGTGGGTGTGGCGTGTGGGTGCGGTGGGCGAGCTGCCGGGTCAGAGCGTCCTGGAATTCACGCTCAAGCTGCCCGAAGCGAGCGCCTCATGAGCAACCGCTGGTTCGCGCTCGTGTTCGTGTGGCTCGCCGCGTCACTCGGATGGCTCTGGCAGATCGCCGACGACAGGGGCCTGCCGGTCGCGCCGCTCGGTTGCGGGTGTTTCCTGTCGCTGACGCTCTGGCTCTGGGCGCGCCTCGAGCGGATGCGTAAGCAGGGCGTTCCGGAGTCTCGGGATTCCTGATGGGCCGCCCCCGATTCCAACCCACCGACCTCAGCAAAGTCGACCACGCCATCGTCGAACGGCTCGTCACCCAGCCCACTACACTCGCCGTCAAAGACGTCGGCACCCCCAACATGGTCGCCGCAACCCGCCGCCTCGCGAAAGCCGGGTACTGCGACGGGCAGATCGCCGGCCGGCTCAACACGTCCCGCGTGCAGGTCGCCCGGTGGCGGAAAATGGGCGGCATCCCGGCGGCGCTACCGCCGACCGGGTCATGTAAGCGGCTCCGTGAAGACCTGCCGTCGATCCCCGACCTGAAACATCTGCGCGCGAAACGTCGCCGTGCAGCAGCGGAAGGAGCAGCCCGGTGAGGCGGCAGAAGCCAACCTACTGGATCAAGCCCTGCGGTCGGTTTGCGTTCGTCGCCTACCTGACCGGCGACCCGGGCGCGCTGCGGCTGAACTGGTCCGCCGGGCCGGTGTTGAAGGTTGGACGCTACGTTCTGTGGGTGCGCCCGCAGCCCTGACCTGCAGGCACGAAACGGCCCCGGGATCCGCTCCCGGGGCCGTTCGCTGCGCGCGGTCAGACCTGGCGGGCCTTGTCCCGCCGCGCCTTGTACGCCGTCAACGCACCCAGGCCCGTCGCAATCGCCGCCGACGCCACCGTGGTCCACCACGAATTGGTGCCGGTCAGGTCGATCTCCGAGACCTGGGTGATAACGCCGTCGAGGACCGCGTCGATCGCGATCGTGGCCAGACCGGTCACGGCCAGGCCGAGCTTCGAGTCGTTGAACAGACGGTTCTTTCCGTCCACGGTTTCACCGGGCATGGTCGGTTCCCTTTCGAGTGGTGCCGGCGGGACGACCCCGCCGGATTTTACGGACCGGCGGGGGCCCACCGGTTGCCCACGTTGCGAGCCGCACCAGTCCGAGAACGGCCAGTACCGGGATGGCACCGAACGCGACGGGCACGGCGATCAGGATGGTCATACCCAGAACCTGCGGTGCGTCCTGCACGAAGCCGCGGCCGTAGGCGCGGCGCGGGTTGAACAGGGCGGCCCAGCGTACGGCGGTCCACCCGGTCCACCGTTTGAGCCAGGGGACGCCGAGGTCGCGCATGGCGGCCCGGAAGATCCCGTCAATGTCGTGGGAATCAGCCGGCGGATCTCCAGCTGGTTTCGGACCCGTTCGGTCGGACCGGGCCCAGTCGTTCAGGTCCCGCGTCCATGCGGCGAGTTCGACCAACAGCCAGTCATGCAGGACCGCAGCCCGGGTGTACGCCCCGTACGGCAGCCACAACCAATGCAGGAACCGGGGCACCGTCGCGAAGTCCGTGACAAAACCCGATGGCACGGTAAAGGTGTCACCCTCCCGGCCGGTCCACGTCAACGGGGCAGTGGTCTCCCACGTGACCGGGCCGACCGCGCGGATCGACAACTCCGAATCGAACATGCCCTGATTCTCTCACGAGTGTCTGACGTTCCGGGCCGGTCAGTCCTGCGGGTGCGCCGCCACGAAATTCGTCGTCGCCGCCTGATACAGCTGCGACAACACGTACTGCGCCTCGGACAGGGTCACCCCACGCGCCAGCAACTGCGCACCGATCTCCCGGTACTTGTTGCGGGCCGCCGCAGACTTCCAGCCATCCGCACCCGGCACCGCATCCAACGCCTGCGCCGCCGGGTCCGGGGCCGGCTGCATCAACCACTCAAGACCGTTCACGCCCTGCCGCAGATACCCGGGCACCGACACCCCCGAAATGACCAGCGTGTGGAACTCGCCCATCGCAGGCAGCTGCACGTCCGGGCCGATCAGCAGTTTGAACACGCCCGCGTACTGCAGCAGGTTCGCCGGGGTGTTCGCGTCAGCGACGAACGAAACCAGCGGAACGTTACCGAGATCAATGGTTGCCATGCGGTGTCCTCTCTCAGGAAGTCCACGGGCCGGTGACCTGGCTGCCGTTCACGCCATGCCCCACCGCCCGATACTCGTACGGGGTGCGGCCGGCAACCCGCCAGTCGGTGATTGTCGCGTTCGCCGGGAGGTCCGCCCGGATCCTGGTGCCGTCGTCCGGGTTGTGGACCTGCAGCCGCAGCTCGTCGGCGTAGATCGCATCGGTGGGTGTCGGGGTGTTCGTCAGGCCGGCACCCACGCTGGCGCGGGCCGCGTTCGCCACCGATGACGGGTCCGCGATGAGGGTCAGGTACTGCCAGGCACCCGCCACCGGCGTCGACGATGTTGCCACGATCGACGACAGGTACACGCCGCCGGCGTCGTACAGGTTGATGTTGAGGCGGATGGGTTTGTTCGTGGTGTCCGGGCGGATCCACGCCGACGCGAACAGCGGCTTGGACGGGTCGATGGGCACGTGCGCCGATTCGATCTGCGGGAACTGTGAGGGGGACCCGGTGCCGGCGGGCACGTACCGGGCCGCGCCGGGTGAGGTCACGAACTGGGCGGTTGAGTAGGTCAGGGTGCCGGCGGTGCCGCCGCCCCCGACGACGTAGCCGGTGGTGTTCCCGTCGAAGGACGGGTTCGCGTTCAACGTCGGATTCGGTGCGGCGGCGCGCCGCCACAGGTCCACGGTTTGAATGGCGGGCTGGGTGCCGACGGGGGTGGGGTTGGTGATGGCCACACTGAACCAGCCGGACGCAGGCACGGGGGTTATCGCGACGGTCGGCACGGCCGCTTCGATGTAGTCGACGGTGAAGTTGCGGGCCGCGATCGTCGACGGCAAGCCTTCGTTGTTGCGGGTTTGAACGTGAACGGTCCATCCGGTGTTGTCGGCGAACCGGTACGGCGGAATGTCGGACGTGGTGACGGGGTCGGCTTGCCACCCCGACGAGTAGTAGATTTCGCCGCCGGGGTTGGTGAGCAGCGCGATCCGCCACGCCTTCTGCTCGGCGACCGTCCACGACACGTTGACGTAGTTCGTGGACAGGACCTGCGCGGCGGTGGGGGTGACGATGGTCGGGTCGACTTTCGCCGACGGGGTGAGAACCAGCGCGGCGGAGTACGGCGATTCGAGGGCGCCGGAGTCGCGGGTCTTCACCCGGAACGTGTAGGCCGCGTCGGTGGCGGCAGCCCAGCCGGCGGTGAGGGTCACCGACGACGTGCCGGACACGTTGATGATTTCGGTGGCACCCCACGTCGAGTTGCTGGCGTTCCAGTAGGTCAGCGCGCCGGCCCCGATTTGCCGGGACAGGGCGTACGACACTTGGACGTCGGCGGGGTTCGCGTCGTTGTGTTTCCACGCCAGGGTGAGCGCCGCGGCGACGTCGGCGGCGCCGCCGTTGGTGTAGGGCTGGGCGGACGTGTCCCACGTCGGGGCGGTCGGTGCGTAGTTCTGCTGCAGGTGAACCGACTTGATGGTCCACGGGCTGGTGGTGCCGGTGGTGTAGGCGATGTCGAACCGGGCGTTGCCGCCGGTGCCGCCGCGGCGGATGGTGAACTCATCGGGCGGGTTCGACGAGTTGATGAGGTCCGCGGACACCACTGTCCACGCACCCCACAGCGACGTCGCCCGAACAAAGTCGACGTAGTAGAGCTGACTGTTCGAGGTGCCGATGGCGAAGATGCGCGGGTTGCGGGTCGAGAAGTCGTAGCCGATGCCCAAGGTGCGGATCACGCCGGCCGGGTGTTGCGGGGTTTTCCGGACCGTGGTCGCCGAGTTCGCCCGGTTCCGTTCGTACAGGTCTGCGGTGGTCGTGTCGTCGGTGTCGATGACGCACATGAGGAACCGTTCGCCGTCCCACTGCCCACTCACATAGTTCATCGCGGGGATCGACGAGTCGATGGTGACGACCGATGTCGGGGCGGTCCATCCGGAGCCGTTCCAGGCCATTTTCGCCATGTACAGCTTGGTGCGACCCCAGGTGATCCACAGGTTCGGGGTCAGGGACGTCAGCCCGTTGCCGACGTGTTCGATGTCGATGGCGGGGGTGGTGCGGCCCGGGGAGGTGCCGGTCACCTGGTAGGACCGGTTCCCGGAGATCAGCCCGTTGGCCAGTTTGATCTCACCCTGCGGGTTGATGGTGACCGCGTGAACGATCACCCCGTATTTCACGCCCACGTAGTTGCAGGACCCCACCACGGCGATCATGTAGTGGCCGCCCTCAGTGCGATGCACCGCCAGATCGACGCCCTGCCAAAATGACCCGGGCACGCCGCCGTTCGAGTCACCCGACCCGTTCGTCCCGGACACCTGAATGTTCGTCAAACCCCACGACGCGGTGTCCAGGTTCAGCCGGCGGTAGAACAGCCGGTCGAACTGGCTGTCCGAAAACCGGTAGGCGAGGTGGAGGAACCCCCACCGGTCGATCACCACGGACGACCATTCGACCTGACCGAACATGGTCGTCGTGACGAACGTTCCCCACGTGGACCCGCCGTCGGTGGACCGCCACACCCGGAACGCGTTCGACGCATCCGTGTTGCCGTACAGGTACAGGTAGCCGGTCCGCACATCCCGGGCGATCGTGCCGTGCGACGGATAGTCCAGCGGAATGGCGGTGGTGACTGTTCCAACGGTGCCCATACCGCCCCCTAGTTACTTGCCGTGCGGAACACTTCGTCGACCTCGATCGTCGTCACGTCCCGATTATCCTGGCGGATCTCACCCGTGCCGTTCGTGCGCCGCCACCGGCCGGTGATCGTGTAATCCCCGGCGGGGATCTGCCGGCGCTGCGTACCGATCAGCGTGGCCCGAATGAACGCCGAGTCCAGCTGAATGTTCGCGATCGACACCTCGAGCGGCGTGAACGTCGACGCCGTTTCGGTGCCGGCCACCCCGGCGATGCGCACACCGATCTGCGCGTCCGTGTCAGCCACCGACGCCCACAACGTCGTCGACATGTTGATCCGGGTGGACGTGCCGTCATACCGCTTGTTATAGGTCAACTGCGCCGGGCCTGGCATGTCAACGTACGTGGCCGTGGTGATCGCCGTTGCCGGGTCCGTGCCGACCACCCGGGCCGCGCCCTCCGCGAGCTGCCGCCGAGCGAACGTGCCAGTCACACACCACGTGGTCTCCACCAACGTCAACGCCACCCGGTCGCCTTCGAACGCGTGCACGTGACCGAAGACTTTGCACTCCACAGCCACCGTGGACCCGTCGAACGTGACCGTCGCGCCCGGCCCGGTCGTGGCCCGCGACGTCACCGTGCCGAACGCGTCATACCGGCGCGTGGCCCGCGCAATGCGCGCATCAACCATCCGGATCAGACCCTCGTCGTACTGGGTCACGACCTCACCCCCGACAGCGCAGTCCACTGGTGGGTCATCTCATCACCGTTCAACGGCAACGACCACGCCGTGCCCAGCACATCCGTCACCGGCCCGATATCCGGATCGTCGATCAGATAGCGGTCCATGTGCCACGCCAACGGCAACGGCCCCGTCGTCGTCGTGATCGTCGTGGGGACACTCATGTCAGCGTCAGCCATCGACTGGACCCGGGTCACCAAATCAGCCTGAGACACCACATCCAACGACTCCTGCCGGGTGATGACCAAATTGCGGCGCGCGGACACCGACGTCGGCCCCACATCGTCGTTGACGTACGTGTACACCCCGTCGCCCTCCACCGGTGTCGCGTCCTCAGGGTTGTTCGACCGGATCCCCACCCACCTGTTCGGAGACTCGTGGAAATCGAACTCGATCTCAGCGTCATCGCCCAGGATCGAATCGAACGTCCCCGACGGCAGATACCACTCGTGGGCCCGGTCGTCGGGCCGCTGATACTTTTCGCAGCGCAGGAACCCGTCCCAGTCCGACCACGCACCCTGATAGCCGATCATGGCGAGTAGGTCGTTGACGACGGTCAGCCACGTCACCGCCGGGTCCAGCGCCCACGTCCGGTTGTCGGGCACCAGGGCGTCGTAGCGGGCCCGGTCGATGATGTATTTCGTGTAGCCGCGCGACACGAGAATGTTCTCAACCTCTTCGAGGACCGTGGCACCCTTCGCGACACCGAACGAATCACCGACGGTCTGGTTGAGCCGGTACAGCAGGTCGTACCCGGTCACCGCGTACGTCGGCGGGTGCTCTTTCGTGGGCCGCTTCGGCGTGTTCGTGAAGTAGGCGCCCAGGTTGAACCGGGCCACCAGCAGCCCATCAGTGATGGTCATGTAGGGCCGCACTACCGCCCACCCCCATTCCAGCGGGGTTGCGATGTCGAAATTCGCGGTGCCGTGCAGTGTCGCGTACCCGGACCGTTCGACGGTGCCGCCGGCAAAATCGCCGCCCAGGTCGGTGACGTCGTCCTGGGCTAGGTCGGTGATTTCGGCGCCGTGGCCGACGGTGATACCAGGCGCGCCTTGAATCAGCCACGCAACCTGCTCGGCGGTCAGATGGTCACGGACCGGTTCCACTGGTGGCTGCACGTCACACGCTCTCGTCGTAACTGACCAGCTGCAACGTCAACGCCACGTCATACGTGTCGAGTTGGTCTTTCCACGCCGACCTGGGAACCTCGAGAACCACGCCGTACTCTTTGCGGCCCCGACTGTCGCGCACCAGGATCGTCTGACCCATCCACGACCGCAGCGTTGCCGTGTCCGCCGCCGACACCTGCGTCAGGGTGACCGGCCACGTACCCATCACCCCTTCCTGGGTGACGGCGCGTTGCCGGCCACCGGAGTACGTGGCGACACGGCCCGCGACGGCCCGGGTATCTTCTCCGTTGTCGATGCGCTGCGCAGTGACGGACTCACCGGTCGTCGCCAGGTTGATCCAGCATTTGGTCAGGTTCAGTGTTGCCATCACCACCGCCTCGCTTGTCGCATCAGACCGGCCGACGTGCCACCCATCGCCTTCGCGAACCCGGCCGGGTTGTCCTGCGTGGCCTGCAGGATTTGACGGAGCACGTCGAGCATTTCCCCGTTCGCCGTGTTCGGGTCGACGAGAGGTTCGGTCCGGCCCAGCCCGTTGTGAACCATGTTCCAGCCGCGCTGCAGGGTCACCGACCCGAAGTCTGCGGCGGTCACCTGGGAGATGCCGGAGTACGGGCCGACAAGCCCACCGTTCTGCGCCCCCCAGTGGACGTGAGCGTTCCCGCCCGCGAAATTGTGCTGGTTCCAGACGGGCCCGGTAAACCTGTGCGGCCGTCCGCGGAGCAGGTTCAGGTCATTCCACGGGGTGATCAGTTCCTGGGTTTGTTTGCCGTACACCGCCCGGATCCGCGCCGCCAACGCCCGCACCGGTGGGTAGTCCACGGCTAGGCCGTCGGCGTGCAACGACCGGTTACCGGACAACGTCACCGACCCGGGTCGCGGCCCGGAAATCATCTGCAAGCCGGGGAACCAGCGGGCAATGATGGCCCGTTTCGACTGCCACGACTCTGCGCCGCCGCCGGCCCCCAGCGCGGCGCCGCCCTCACCGGACAGCCAGTCACCGATCTTCCGGATCGCGGTGCGGCCCATGTTGACGAGCATGTCCCGGAAACCGCCCGCCCCGGGGATCCGCTCGAGCAACGCCGTCGCGGCCTTCGTCAGGGCAGCCTTGGGGTCGGCGATGAACGAGCCGATACCCGACAGGCCACTCTTCAGCTTCCCGAAGAAATCCCCGATGCCGTCACCGATCGGCCCGCCGCCACGCTCGTACCCGTCCAAGTACGGGTCAATGTCACCGCGCCCGACCCGGCCTCGTTTCTCGTTGATGGCCTTCAGCAGCGGCAGGTTCGCCAGGGTGGACCGGGTGTTCGTGACGAACTCGCCGGCGGCGACCTTCAGCAGTCCTCCGGGGCCCTGGGCCAGCATGTTGTCCCGCAGCGACGGGACGCCAGGGATCTGGCCGCCCCGCTCAAACCCGGAGATCTTGTCGATTTTCGGGGTGCCGAACGTGCCCGCCAGTTTGTTGAACCCGCCGATCAGCGGGTTGATCACCGAGTTGACGACGAACGCCACCGGCTTGCGGGCCAGCTCCCGCAAACCCTCCCATGCTTTGCCGATCGCCCCAACCGCCGACTTGAACCCCGGTGCCAGGGTGTTTTTCATGAAGTCGCCGAACGAGCGGAGCACCGGCCGGATACCGTTCTCCCACACGCCCCGGATGGTGTCACGGACCCCATTGAACACCGGCTTGACGACGTCGTTCCACAACGCCCGGATCACCGGGAACAAGGTGAGCTTCAGCAACGTCACCCACGCCGCCAACGCCAGACGGATCACCGCCCATGCCGCTTTGACGATGAAACCGATCGTGGTGAACGCGGGCTGCACCACGTTCTTCCACAAGAAGTTGACCGTCGGCACGAGCACGTTCCGAACGAACTGGTTGAGCCTCGTCAAGGCAGGCGATATGACGGTCAGCCACGTCGTTCTGATGATGTTCCCGACCGTGGTGATCGCCGACTTGATGTAGTCGCGGACCTGCGCCCACACCTTGTTCACGAGGTTCCGGAACGACTCGTTGTTCTTATACGCCCACACCACCGCGGCGACGAGCGCACCGATCGCGGCGATGACCAAGCCGATGGGTCCGAGCGCGAACCGCATCGCCGCACCCAGCCCGTACTGCACGGCGGTGAACGCCTTCCCAACACTCGACCCGGTGATCGTCGCCCGGGTCCACGCGGCGATCCCCCCGGCTGCCTGCACACCGGCGGCGGCGGCGGACAGTTTCGCGGCGACGATGAACGCGCCGATCGTGACCACAGCGACTTTCATGACGGTTTCGTTCTTCGCCAGCCACCCGGCGAGGACCGCCAGCGCGGGGGTGAGGGCGCTGACCACCGTCGCGGCGAGGCCGGCGACGAACGGCAGCAGCGGTGCGAGGGCGACGACGAGCTGCGCGGCCGGGCCGGCTAGTCCGGCGACGGCGGGGGCGAGGGCGGTGATGGACTGGGCGATGGCGGGCATGACTGCGGCGAGGCCGGTGCGCATGGCCGCACCGAGCTGGGCGAGGGTCGCGAACACGCCTTTCAGGGCGTCGCCGGCCTGCGCCGTTTGGAAGAACGCGGCGGCCTGCCCGGTCAGGTCGAGCAGGTTGGACAGCAGGTCGGATGATCCGGCGGTTGCGGCGCTGAACACGGTGCCGAGGATTGAGCCGACGTTGCGGAGGATCCCGCCGAGGTTCGACAGGGTGTCCTTCGCGTTCTGGAACACCTCATAGACCCGGCCGCTGTCCACGGCGTTCTGCACGAACGTGGCGAGGTTCGTGGCCATCCTCGCGAGCCCGTCAGCGATCCCGGGGAGTTCCGGGGCCGTGGCCGAGATGAGCGACGCGAACGTTGTCACCAGCGGGTCCACGGCACCGCGGAGCCGCACCACGGAAATCGATGACGCGTCGAACAGGTCGGACACGGCGCTCATCACGCTTGCGTCCCGCGCCGACCGCAGGAACTGTTCACCCAGCCCGCCCAGGGTGCCCGCCAGGTCACCCATCTGCGCCTTCAGCATGGGCAGGTACTGGTCCGCCAACGGCCGCAGCTCCCCCACCAGGGGGGTGAAGAACCGCGACGACACCGACTTCTGCAACGCCACGACCTGAGGGCGCAGACCGATGACTTCCTTCGCGAACGTCCGCGCCGACCCGGACAGCTTGTTCAGTTCCTCCGCAGCGGCCTTCGCATCCGAACCAAACCCAGCTTTGACGGCGTCACCGAACCCCATCACCGCAACCCGGGCCGTGAGCGTCGCCGCCCGGATCGACAGCAGCGCCGCCGGCAACACCACCGCCGCACCGGCCGCAGGGGCGAGCGCCGCCGCCAGGTTCGCCACCCCGGGCGCAGCTGCCCCGGCAGCCGCACCCATGATCGCCATGCGGGACGCCATCGTGGCGAGGGTTTTCGCGAACGTTGACGCCCCGGAAAACTCCGCCGAGAAACCCTTCCCCAGGTCCGCACCCAGTGACCGGCCCGCAGCAAGGAAACGGCCGCGGCTCCCACCGATCTCCTTGTCGACACCCGCAGTCAGCCCGGCGCCGAGTTTCTCGCCACCGGACCGGCCCGCGTCCACCGACGCTTTCTCGACGTCCGGGCGGAGCCTGTTCGTGTCCGCCCGGACCTGCAACGCAACTTCGGCCAGGGTCATGTCAGCCATGCACTCACCGCCCCAACGTCAGCTGCCGCAATTCGGCACGTTCCATGTCTTCCGGGGTCAACGCCCGCTGTTCCGGCATCTCCACCAGCCACCGATCAAACTCGGACTGCACCGTGTCGGCGTCCGGTAGTTTCTGCCGTTCCTTCGGGTCGAGCGTCAACGACTGGCCACGCAACGCATCCACCTCACGCAGCAGCTGCTCAACCTGCACGACGTACGCGATGTCGCAGACCTCCGCCAACGACAGCCCGTACGCCGCACCTACAGACCCGCCCGCGCTTCCTGCGCGAGCATCAACTGATTGGCCCGGTCCGGCCGGCCCTCCGCCTCGAACCGGTCCACCCATTTCGCCGCGACCGGGTTGAACGGCACCGTTTCCGGCCACCAGTCCGCCCGCTCGGGGTCCGGCTGACGGGCCTGGACGGCGAGGTGTTCGGCGATGGTTGGTGCGTCGCCGCCCGGCGCGGATGCACCACGCGGCGAGTTCCGATTGGTGTCGGGCCGCCCAGCCGAGGAGTCGGAGGGCGGCGGGGTAGGGCGTTCCGCGATGCCCTCGAGGATCCCCCAGCACAGCCGCATGAGCGCGGTGACGTTCTGCCGTTTCTGTTTGGTGACCTGCCAGAACCGGTCGAAGTCGTCGGGGTGGATGTGCTCCCGCACGTAGTCCTTCGCCGCCGAGAACTGTTCCGGGTCGTCGACCTTGACGCGTTGCGCCTTCTCGAACAGGTCCACGACCACCGTTTCGGTGAGGTCCGGGTTGACGCGGAACCGTTCACCGAACCACACGAATGTCGCCTCGACGGGGTCGGCGACCTCACCGGACATGTCTCCGAGGTCCACGGCGTGGCCGCGGATGAACCCGCCGGCGGTCGTCTGCTTGACCTGTTCGCTCTGCGCGCGGCGCGTGAACTCGTCACGCAGCGCACCCCGGTCATCGGACTGCCGGTAGTACTGCACGCGGCGGGTGCCGCGACGGCCCGTCATCAGACGCCCACCCGGCCCGTGCCGGCGGTGTACACCTCGAACGTGTTACCGGCCGAGTCGACCTCGAAGCGGAACTCGCACGGCAGGACCGCGTACGACGGGGCTTTCGCGAACGCCGATTCGACGTCGGCGATGTTCACCGTCTGGTACATGAAGATCCGCATGGTGGCGTCTTGGGACTCCCACATGATCGCCGCGCGGGTTTCCTGGCCCAGGCCGGGCGGCACGTACTTCGTGAGGGTCGTCGCGCCCGTGCCCGACACCGTGGACAGGGTGCCGCCGTTCAGGGCCCGCTGCAGGTTCTTCATGGTGTAGTCGGCCAAATTGAATGCGAAACTGCCCTCACGGGACACGGTCCGCCACTTCACCGGGTCAAGGAACTCGGCCACCGTGACCGGCTCGATCGACGGCGAATACGAGAACGTCGACCCGTCCTCCGTCGCCCCGATCTCAACCCACGTCACGGACGGCGCGTCGGTGAACTTCGACCCGGCGACCGTGTTCACGGGGAACGTGGTCAGGGCCGGGGCCAGGTAGATGAACCCCGGGTCTTGCATGATGTTCGGCTGCGCAACGGTCGGCATGACGCCCCCTTACTTCTTTGCCCGGCGGGCGCTGGTGTCGACTGCCGTGCCGGACTCGTCGACGGAATCGGTGATGGTGCGCGGCTCACCCTCGGCCGGCGCGTCGCCCCGGTCGGACCGCATGCCACGCCGGGCGAGGTCCGGTGTCGCGACCCGCTTGACGTGGCCGGTGGCCTCAAGCTCGAACCGTTCGACGTGCTCGACCGGCACCGGCGAACCCGCCGTGAAGATCAGCGCCGAGCCGTCCGGGTCGTAGATGTCGCCGATGGCCTCGAACTGGCCGTACGCCTCCCGCTGCGCCGCCCGGCGACTCTGGTACGCCTTCCGGGCTTCCGGGTCACCGGTCGCTGCCACGCCCGTCGTCGGGCCGGAAAGCAGCGCCCGCTGCAGCTCGATCATTTCCTGATCGGCTGCCTTCCCTCCTGTGTTGCCGGCCACGATCGGGCCCCTCTCGCCTAGATCAAACCCCGCGCGGCTTCCCGCGCAGGCCGAAGGAACGGGCGGGCCGGCAGGTGCACCGTGCCGCGCTCGTGGAAATACATGTAGTAACGGGCCTTGGTCCACGACACCCGGGCTTCCCAGCCGTTCGGCCCGAGCCTGGTCACGGCCTGAATGGACCCGGCACCCGCGCCGGTGTCCTTCGGCGCATCCCCCGCGGCCTGTTCGGCGATCAGATCGCCGACCATCTCGACCAGGTCCCGGGCCTCCGGCGTGAACAACAGTTCACGCTCGATCTCAGGGTGATACGTGAAGATCGGGTTACCTGCGCGTTGGCGGGCCATCACGCACCCACATTCATCGACAACGCCACCGTCAGACCGACGTTCACCGTCACCGACGGCTCCGGGCCCGGCATCAGCATCGTCGGATCCGAATCGACGGCGGCGACCAGGATCGACCCCATCGTCAGGCTCGGTTCGGCGGACACGGCGGACGCCACCACACTGGCGATGCCCTCCGCGATGCTCTCCGCAGCTGCGACGTCGTCGCCGAGTTCCACGACCCGGACCCGCACCTCAACGGTGATGTCTTCCCGGTACAGCACGTTGCGTTCTGCGGTCCGCGCGGTCCGGGACGTGCGGACCCGGCCGCCGTACACGCACACCCTGTCCGGTTCCGGCGGCAGGCTGTACGCCACCTCCACCCCGTCGAGAGGCTGGCCGGTGCCGGCCTGCGCGTCGGCCCACGCCTGAATCCGGGCGATCACCGACCGTTTCGCTGCCCACGCCATCAACACGCGATCACCCGAACCCTGGACGCGGCGCCGGGAACCGGCCGTAGATCGCGTCCACTGCCGGGATGCCCGTCCGGTCCGCTGACGGCGTCGCGAACTGAATCGTGCCGCCGTCCGTCTGCGTCACCACCCGCTCAGCCCGGTCCGGCAACGCCGACCGGCCCTCCAACAGCAGCGACTTGAAACGCAGCTTCGCGCCGCGCACCACATCCGGCGGCGGCCGATCCCAGCCATGCTCATACTCGACGACGATCCGCCGGCCACGAACCCACTCCCGCCCCCCGGTCACCACACCCGTGTCGGTGAACCCCAAACCGAGAACCTCCGCACCCGACAGCGCCGTCCCGGCAACCGTGACGGACCGGATGGCCCGGACCAGCGGCCACCGCAACGTGAACGCCGTGCGGCCCGTCCCGGACAGTTCCTCCCGCGCAAACCGCGGCACGAACGCCTGACCGCAAATCCGTTCGCATTCGTCTTCGGTTTCGATGCGCCGCTCGATCAGCGCCGACGTCGGGAACTTCTCCGTCGACGACAAAGCAGGATCCACGGCCCGGCCCTCGGCCAGGCCGAACAGGAACCCGCCGACCACCTCGATACGGTCCTGGTCCAGAACGAACGCGTCACCACCAACCGACGCCGCCCACGACACCACCAGCTCATCAACAACGTCGAGGCCGGTGAACGTGTACGTGTACGCGTTGGCGCTGTCCGGGCCGGCGGCCTGCCCCGACTCGACCAGGGTGCCGTCAAGCCGGGACACGGCCACGGTGACAGACCCCGTCGCGCCTTCCGCTACCTCGTCGAGGTAGAAGGTGCGCGACAGGGTTGCCTTCGCGGTGCGGAGCACCCGGACAACAGCCACGGTCAGCTCTTGGCGGTTCCGCCGGTACGGGAGCGGCCCTGCGGCGGCTGCCGCCTGGCCTCCTGTTCGCCCTGCTCGTCGGACTTCGCGGCGGACTTCTGCCGGGCCTGCGCCGCGACCTTGCGGGCCTGCTGACGGGCCTGCCGGCCGATCTCCGGATCCACACCGACTGCCTCATCGGCGGCCACGGACCGCTTCTCGTACGCCTTGTCCAGTTCGAGGTTCGCGTGAGCCGGCGGCGGGATCTCCACCCCGGTCGGGTCACCGATCGCGACGAGGGCCCGGCCGGACGCCGACACCTCCACACCACGGGCGGCCAGCTCGCCCATGTACGGCGAGTCGTCACCGTCGAGAAGCTCGTTCGTCGGATCGACCGGGTACGGGTCCTGGGTGCCCTTGCCCCTCTCGCCCTGCGACGCGTATGTCACCGCCGCGTCGTGAATGTCACCCTCGGGGGTGCGGGCCTCGGCCGGGTTCGGGCCCCCGGCAACGGTCTCGTTCATCGGGGACTTGTTCTGGTCGTTGTCAGCCATGTCGGCGTGACCCTTCCGTGTCATGGATCATCATCAGTCCGTATCCCATAGGCAGCTCGGAGGCCACCAGTTCACGTGCGTCGTCGTCGCACAGTCCGTGCCAGAACGCGGCCACACCGGGCAGTTCGGGGTGGGCGATGCCGTACACCACGACCAGGCCACCGGGCCGGGCCAGCGGCGCATACACCGCCCAGTCGGCGCGGGCGTCCAGTTCGGTGCGGGCCGCGGCCAGCACCACCACGTCGGCTTTGTTGCCGGCGAGCTGGTCGGACACCCGCAGCGCGGTCGCCCGGTCCCGGTGGTCGCCGTCGACGGCGGTCACCGTCGACGGAAGGTCCGCGGTGCGGAACCCGCCACCCGTGGCGCCGGGCCCGGGAACACCCACCACCCGGGAACCCAGGGACCACCACGCCCACCACACCGATTCACCCGATCCCACATCCACGACGAGTCGCGGGTGGAGGTCGTCGACGGTTTCGAGCAGTGCCCACAGTTCGTGCGGGTTCGCGGTCGCGCCGCGCTGGCACGCCTCGAACGCCACGTCTCGGCACAGCTCAGTGGGCATCAGTCAGTCCCCGAACACGATCACCGCGACGGCCCCGGTTGCTGACGGGGTGGTGCCCGCCAGCGTGAGGACGGTGCGCACGTAGTTCGCGGTCGCCACGACCATCACCTGCGCCGTGCCGGCCGCCGACAGGGCAACCGCCGTGGAGCCGGCCACTGTCGTCCAGCCGGACGAGCCGTTCGCCGACTGCTCGACCGACAGCGTCGCTGTCGGGGTGGTGCCGGTCAGCGCGGTCAGGTGCACCCCGGCGAGCACCACAGAGGCGTCACCGGGGTTACCGACCGGGCCGGACGTCACCGTGGCGGTGGCGTTCGTGAACTGCGAGGCAATGTCACCCCGCGCGTACTGCAAACCTGCCGGCATGACCCCTCCTTTCTGAACCTGCTGGTAGCCGGATCAGAAAACGGGGGTGATGAGGCCGGTGCCGTCGATGCGCTGCACCGCGTTCGCGAACCGCCGCAGCGTGTACGCGAAGTAGCCGTAGAGAACCAGCTGAACGCCGAGGGTGCCTGCGGTGGGCTGCTCCGCCCGGATGAACACCGGCGCGTTCGGGTCCTCCCACAGGTGACACTCGTCGGACGACACCACGTAGATCCGGTCCTCGTTCGTGCCGGTGCCCAGGTTCGTCGCCACGTTGTTGTCGGTGATGACCACCATGCCGTTCGGCAGGACACCCCGCGCGCCGGCACCGTACCGGTTGCCGTTGTTCGACCCCATCGCGTTACCGGGAATGCCGGGCTGAGCGAACGCCGGCCACGCGGTGGTGAGCTGCGACTGCAGCCAGAACCAGCGCCGGGAGTGCATGACGACGATGTCCGCCGACCCGAACCCGAGCAGCGCCGACTCCACACCTGCGGCAGCGCCGAGGATCTTCGGCCACAGCTCCGCCGCCGTCGGCGACGCGTCGGTGTACGCGTTCGACACCGAAACGGCGTCGAGGCCCGTGGTGGCCTGCGTGAGGATCGTCTGGTCGAGGGCGGTCGCGTACCGGCGGAACAGGTCGTCCATGACGACACCCTCCACGCCGGTGCCACGCTCGATGGCCTGACGGCTGAGGGTCTGCTGGCCGGCGGCGGTCTGGACGTTCTCCGTGAGCAGCGTGTCGTCGATGTCCTGGTTGACGACGGCCGTGTTCTCCGTGGTCTGCAGTCCGACACTCGTGGTGGTGGTGATGCGGGAGATGTTGACCGTCATGCCGTTCTCGGGCAGGTCGTGACGGTTCATCGCATCGGCGAACGGGCGCAGCGCCGCGGTCGCCGGGGCGTACATCTCCGTCAGGTACTGGGGGACGACCAGGCCGGCGAACGCGCCGGTACCCACGGCACGCTCGAGGTAGGCGCCACGCTCGACACGCTCCTCCTGCATGTGCCGCTGAAGGCGCTGCTCCGCTTCGATGTCACGGAACAGGGACTGGCGGATGATGTCCCGGACGAACGAGCCGCCCTTGCCGGTGTTCTGCCGGTTGTAGGTGCGGGGCTCCTCACCGATGCGGGCCACACCGTCGTACGCGGCCCGGGAGGTGCTGGCACCGCCGCCGGGCTGCGGCACAGGCCGCGGAGTCGCGCCACGCTCGACAAGAGCGGCGTCGGCTTCGAGTTCGGCGGCCTTGGTGCGCTGCGCGATCTCCATCTTCCGCTCGATGCCCTGCAGCTTCACCTTGGCGTCGGAGTCAGCGTCCATAGCGCGCTGAACGTCGGCGTCTTCCTGTTCGGTGAGGTTGGCTCGGCCTTCGGCCTTCGCGGCGGCGAGGATCGCCCGGACCTCGGCGCGGGAACGCTCACCGCGCCGCTTTTCCATGTCTCGCTCAGCCTCGAGGCTGATGATCAGGTCTTCGATGGTTGCCATTACGGCTTGTCCTTACGGTCGCAGGGTGTGAGCCTGCCCCGCAGAACGGCACCGGGTCTGATGGCGCGGCTGCGTCCTTTTCGCCGCCGGGTCTGACTGGCCGGTGTGGCGCGCGTGGCGTGTCTCGTGTCTGGCGCGGCCGGTCTGATTGCCGGTTTGGTCCGGTCTGAACGCCGGGCCGCTGTCGCACGTGTGGTCAGCTTACGGCCGATCACGGCACGTTGGGTAGAAACACTCTGATGCAACCCTTGACAGTTAACCGCTTCCGGTTAGTATTGGGGTATGGACATGACCCCGCAGGCAACCCCGATGTACGCCGCCGGCGTCACCGGCAACCGCACCGGAAACGTGTACACCGTCATCGGATGGGTCCCCTACCACGACAACGCCCCCGACATCGGCCTCGCGCCCGTCATCGTCCCCATCGACGGCGGAGCGCTCGCCCAGAAATACCTCCCCGACAACGGCATCGCCCGACTGTTCCCCAGCGTCGAAGAGGCCCGCGCCGTCGCGAGCGCCGCGAAGCCCCGCCAGAACGCCTGACATGAGCAGCGACCCCCAATTCGAAGTCCGACCTGTCGACTACGCCACGGTCAAGAAGGTGCTCGCAGAGGCCCACTACATCGGCAAGCCCGGATCCACGTCCGTCCGTCTCGGCCTCTACCTCGCTGGCGAACTGGCCGGCGTCATCACTTACGGGACCATCCCCCTGCCTAACGCCCGCGCGATCTGCGGGCCGGAGCACGAGCGGCAAGTCCTGGAGCTAACCCGACTTGCCCTTTACGACTGGGCACCCCGCAACAGTGAATCTCGGCTCATCGCCGCGTCTTACCAACATGTTCTTGTCGCTCGACCCCAAACCCGGATCCTGATCTCCTACGCGGACGGGAGACAGGGTCATGTCGGCACCATCTACCAGGCATCCAACTGGCTTTACACCGGCGCAAGCACGGGGGACGTGGTGTACTGCTGCGACGACGGGCGCACATTACACCCTCGCACTGTCGGGTGGAAAGATCTTCCGCCGGGCCGATGGGTGCCGGCGGGAAACAAGTACCGCTATGTAACTTTCATCGGCACACCCACAGACCGGCGGGTGCTCCGGAAGCGCCTACGCTGGCCGGTCCTTCCTGCCCCAAAGTTGTCCGAAGTCAAGTAGCCACCCGGAGCGTTTATCTAAACCGCAGCCCAGCAAAAATGCCCCACCCGGATCGGGTGGGGCATTTTCGTCGCCCGCAGAGGCCACAACAGCGCTGGACACGCACCAACAGCCTAGTCGAACCGGATGCCCTCCGCACGTGCCAACGCCTCCACCAACGCCAACGAACGACCACGCGGCACCGACCTCACCCCATCCGCCGGCACATCCACCACCCGCTCCGACGCCTCATCATCGACCACCACCGGTGCCGGCGTCGGATCCACCGTCGACGCGGCCTCCACGCCCGACTCGTCATGCTCGAACACGTCATCGTCGGCCAGATCCTCAGCGTCCGGGTCCGGCTCCGACGAACGGACCCGGGGCACGCCCGGCACCACGATCCGTTCCCGCTCGAGCAAGTCGATGCGCTGCCCTAGCCGGCGGTGAGCCTCCGCCAGCGCGCCCGGCGGCAAATGCTCAAGGTCGTTCAATACCTCACCGGCCCGGGCGGCGATGTCGGTGTACGGGTTCGCGCCGTAGTTCACCGCCGACACGTCCCCGCGGTGAATGTCGTAGGCGCGGATCTCGAACGTGCTGAAGTCTTCCGACCACCAGCCCCCATCGTCGGGGATGGTGAACGCGAACGACATCTGGTCAATGTTGCCGTCGTCGATTGCGACGATCAGGTCCCGGACGTCTTGGCGGGCCGGGTTCAGCCACGCCTCATGCCAGGCCCCCTCGTCGCGTTCCTCGAGGACGAGGGAGCCGTTCGTGGTGCGGGCCATGGTCACACCCTTGTGGTTCACCAGGAACGCCACGTCCGGGTTGGCTGCCAGCGACTTCGCCCCGGCGCCCTGCGTCACGACCTCGTCGTACTCGCCGAACATGTCCCACATCGGGTAGGGGGTGTCGTACCGGGTGAACAGGCCGTACGTGTGGTACATCTCCCTGCCGCGCCACTGCGTGAGTTCCGACCGGATCAGTGTCTTCCCCGGCACCATCCGGGACCGGCCCACACCCTGCACCAGATTCCGGGGCACTACACCACCTGCACGGAACCGGGTCTGATACTCCACCTGGCGCCGTTCAGCCGCGGCGCGGCGCTCGGCGGCACCCTTCCGGGTCGTTGTCATCGCCTCTCCCCTCACGCTGCGGCCCCGGCCGGTGCCGGCGCGCCCTCATCCGTAGCGGCCGTCTGACCGCCACCCGTCCCGCCGATCTTCGGCGACCCGTACAGATCACGCATCTCCGCCAACTGCTCCGCCGACAACGGCGCCCGGTTCTCCAACTCCCGGGCCTCCGTGTTCGTCAAGAACCACGACTCGACACGCGACCGCAACACGTCCTGCCTCGTCGCGTCATCCATGCGCAACAACGCCGACGTGTTCAGCTTCACGTACCGGGGCCGGGGCAGCAGCTTCGACAGGGTGTTCTCCCGCCGGATCACCGTCGGGCCCAAATGGTGGATCAGGTAGTCGAGGTTCCGCTGCGTGATGTTCGCGTACGTGATGCTCGCGCCGCCGCCCGGGTTCGCATCGACCATGTCCGCCGGGGTGTCCAGGAACCGGCAGATGTCCACGGCGGACAGCCTCCGGCCTTCGATGAACTCGATGCCGGCGGTCTGCGCCTGGATCATTTCGTATTCCCAGTCGTTACCCATGACGAGCAGGTCGCCGTTGGTGACGACGTCGGCGTACCACTGTTTCGCCTGCGCGATCCCGGCGGTCTCGAGTTTCTTCGCCGTGTTGCGCATCTTGCCCTTCGGCACGCCGCCACCGCCGAACCAGTCAAGGCCGAACTGCTGCATGCTCAACGACTCACCGATCGACAGGGCGGCGTAGTTGAGCGTCGACAGACCCACCGGCAGGCCAGGAACCACGTTGCCGCGCTCATGCCACACATCGTCAAGGTGGTACAGGGTCCCGCCGATCCGCCACCGGTCCGGCTCCCCCGGCTTACGCACGTACGCGCACGCCGACGCGGGCTGCAACTCGATACGGTGCGGCAGACCGTCCGGATAGAGCGGTGTGCGGACCGTGTTGCGTTCCACGATCAACCCGACGGCGTTACCGGCCCGGTCCAAGTCGATCTGCGTCGCCGCCATGAAATCGATCATGTCCATGCGGACGCCGCCCGGATCGGTGAGAATCGGAGGCTTCGACGGATACTCAGTCTGGGTGCCCAACACATCCCGGTACACGTCCACCGGGAACGTCGAAATCAGACCGGCGCGCAACCGCAGGCACGCCCACACCACCGAATGGCGCATCGCCCGGTCATCGGTGACCAGCTGCGAACCCACCTGCCGGCTGCCACCGGCCCGGCCCGGGATCAGATCCTCGGCACCGGTGATGCCGACGAAGTCGCGTGCCTCGTTGCGGGTGAACAGGCCCATGCGGTCAGCCCCTCACGTGCACAGTGCCCGGGTCCGACGGACCGGGCGGTGCAACTCGTTGCGGCTTCGCGACGGGCCGCCGGCGGGGACGCTGCCGGGCCTGCGCCAGACCGGAAAACAGGATCAGCACGGTTGCAGCGAACCCGAACCCGGCAACCGGGCCGGCCACATCCTGGCCGAGGAACCACACGGCGACCGCGAACAGGACAACACCTGCCGTGTCCAGCGCCGTGGTCGCCAACTCGTTGACGCGGCTCACCACCGGATCCGTGCGAGTCACCGCCGGCTGTTCATCCACCCTGTCACCCCAAACTGTCGCCGACGTCATACGACCCGCCCAGCCATTCAACAGCCTCACCCGCAGCCCGGGCCAGCGTCACGCTATACAACGGCGACGCATCCCCCGCCTCACCCGAGCGCTGGAACCGCCACTGATCCCCGAACCGGTACTGCACCGCATCCGCCACCGACTGATCCAACTGCCGCTGACCGATGTGCCTGATCCGCCGGCCAGTGTCCCCGTCATGGTCCCCTACCTGACCGGTTTCCGTGAAGAACTGCCCACACGCCCGCGCCACCTCCGGACCCTGCATGACCACCAATTCGGTGTCCAAGTTCCGTTTGTCGTCCCGCAGACCGCGCCGCAACGCCTCAATGATCGGCGCCGCCGGGCCGTGCGCCGCGACCCCAACCGCACACGGGCAGTACTTCGCGATCAAATCGAGCAGGTAGCTGACCGTCCAATCCAGGCCCGGCAGGCTTTCCACCAGCTCAACGTACGTGTCCCCGGTCGGGGTGCGGGCCGCCATGCCGATCGACGCCGTCACCTGCCCCGGCTGGGCATCCACCGCGAACGCCACCGGATCCCCGTACGGAATCCCGTCAAGCCGCGGCAGCTGCAAGGCCCGCCACGTCTGCTCCGAAATGACCGCCCACCGGGCCGCGTCCGCCGACGGCTCCCAGCCCAAATACTCGGCCTCAAAATCGGACAGGTTCCCCGCCCCGACCATCGCCTCATAATCCGACTGCACACTCGACAACGGCACGTGATGACCCAGCGCGGGCATGCACGAAAACCAGGTCGCCGGATCCCCCGGATCCGAACCCTTCGGCGCCGACCACTCGAAATAGGCGACCCGGTCACGAATGTCGGCCTCAACGCGCTGTCGGCCGTTCTGCCGCTTCGCCCACATGTACGGCCACGACCCCGGCAAAGCGCGGGAGATGCCCGGCACCATCGACAGGGCCCACAGCTGACGCCACGGACGGGTCAACATGGCCGGCCGCAAGCCCAGTTCGGTGCGGTTGTCTTCCCGCGACCACATCTCGTCGATGACCGGCATGTCCAGGGTGTCACCGGTACCGGCCGTCTTCCCGGTCGTTGACCCGGGTGACCACGTCGACCCGTTCGGGAAGCTGATCTGTTCCGCGTTCAGCCGGAGCCGGGTCCGGACCTGCGACTTCAACGGCGACTGCTCGAGACGTTTCACGTGCACGTCCCGCCACTTCTCCCGGGCGTTGTCTGCGGTCTGCGCCGTGTACAGCACTCGCTGGGGGCCCGGCAGGGGCACGTCGTGGCCCAATTCGCGGCGCACCCAGCGCACGAGAGCCTCATCGAAGCCGACGCACCGGTACGTCATGGCAGGCAGCATCAGTTCGGTCTTTCCGGTGACCTGGCGCGGCCCGACCACGGTCACTTCGTCGTAGGCCAGCATGCCCGTATCGGGGTTGATCTCGAACGCCACGTCGTAGATCAGCCGCTGATGCGGCAACGGCGGCTTCCCCAGCGCCTCCGCGAGGCGCGACACCTGCGGGCCCAGGGTGGGCCGCTCCGGTGACCGGCGGGTGCCGAACATCGGCGGGCACGTCAAATCAGCCAGCGACCTCGTCATCGGCGCATCCACCCCGCATACCAGGCAACGTTCCCGACCCGCACATACAACCCCGACGGGCGGCCACCAGCAGACCGCACCGGCAGGACACTGCCCGGCCAGCGGGCCGTCCGGCCCTTCCTGGTGTCAGGCGTGGACCGGATCCGGCCGAAAATCAGCTGCCTCACGGCGCTGTCACCGGCTGACTGATCGCCTCCGTGAACGCCCCGAAATCCGACGCCGCATCACCATCCGCCGTCCGGCGCGTCAACGACTGCATCGCCTTCGTTAACTCACCCGCTAGCTTCGCCGTCACCGCCGGCCCCTCATCATCGCCGCGCTTGTCGATGACCCGGGCCAGCCACAGACACGTCGCCACATACGTGTGACCGCCCGGCACCCCCGACACGTCACCGATGCGGTCAAGGTCCGCCTGAACGGCCTTCAACATGGGGCCGCCTTCTTGCACAGGATTTGCGGAACGTGCAAACGGCGGGGCCCACGCACGCCCCGAGTGGACCTGGCCGCCTTTACACATCTCACCCGGCGGCCGGTCACAGATCGGACACTGCTCATACCCGCCGAGGTCCACGTTCAGCTCCGTCGGGAACACCTTGACTTTCCCCCCGATCCGAGGGCGCCCCTCGTGCAACTTGCCGCCCTTGCACACCCAGCGCGGCGGTTTCGCGCACACCGGGCACTCGTCGTAATCGGCCCAGATGACGTCCGGGTCGTGGTACGTCTCCCCCGCCAACGAGTCCGCCACCCGTGACCGCTGGGGGCCGTAGTCGCGCATCACAGGCCCTTCGCGTCAAGCCACGCCCGCACCGCCGCACGCTGACGCGCCGACGTCACCGCCGTGTCCTTCCGCGCCCAGCTGCCGACCGCTGCGGCCAGCACCGCATCCGGATCCCCCACCGGTGCCGGGGCGGGCTCCGTCACCGGCACGAACACCGTCACGTCACCGTTCTGCGCGAGCAGATCCGCGAACTCCTCCGCCTGCATCGCGAACCGGCCACCCTTACCCCACGACGGCCCCCACGAATTCGTGAACCACACCAGGCCGCGCTCCGCGTCATACCCGTCACCCAGGTACTCGTGACCGCCCGCCGGGCGGCCCGTGGCGTGCACGATGCCGTCACCGTCGGGGTTGAACATGCCGTCGAACCACATCGTGCCCGTGATCCACGGCCGGTCCATGAGCGCCGCCAGGGCCGCCTCAAGGCCGAACGCGTGCTCATACCCCGAAATCGCGCCCGCAGCCTTCAACACCTTCGCCACAGACAGCCCATCCGAGCCCGTGTCGTCCGGCGGATACACCCCCCGGAACGGGTCGATCCTGGTGGCGTCCGAGTAGCAGCGCACCGCCGCCGCCTGATTCAACGGCCAGAACGGGGCATCCCGCTCGTTCATCGTCGCCCAGAACGGGCCCGTGCCCAGACACCCCACCGCCGCGTTGCCGGTACACGACCCCAGGTCACCCTGATCGAACACGCCCACATGCCGCTGATGCTGCACCGTCCGCAACACCGCCTTCCGCGGCACCCGGTACGGGTACGCCCGCGACATGCTGTCGTGGTTCAGGTGACGCCCCAACGGGAACGGGGTGCCCTCCCAGTCGAGGCGTTCCCGCGTGATCGTCCTGTCCGGCATGACGGCAACTCCTGACATGATGCGAGAGAGACACTTCCGAAACCTTGTGAGGTCATCATGCCTGAAAACCCTGACGCAGAGACCATCGGAACAGTTGACGAACTAGTCGGACGCATGATCAGCGAGGGTCGGTCGCTGCTCAACGGGACGGCGGGCACCGACCCTAAATGGCGGTACCGGTGCACATTCCTGTACTCCAACACCGTCGCCCCGCCCGCCCAGGCCGGCGAGATCGCCATCCAAACCGTGCACACCGACTGGGACGGGGCCAGCGCTGAAGCTGCCGGGGGGCGGGACCGGGCCGACATCGGACGCATCATGATCGAAGAACGGATGGGGGAAACCGTGATCCGGGGTGTGCAGGAACGCCGGGCCGAGTGGCGTGGTGTGGCGTCGTGGGTTCGGCACGCGGACCGGCCGGCGGAATGGCGCAAGGGATGATCTGCCAGCCGTGTGGGCGCGGCAAACACCGCAAGTGCACCAACCCGAACACCTGCACCTGCCAACACCGGCCACCGCCACAACCTGAACCAGGAGAACCCCAACCATGAGCGACTACGACAGTGCAGCCGACACCCTCCGCCACATCAACCGAGTCGCAACGCTCATGACCCAGCCCATCACCGAACTCATCACCCGAGCCCCCCAGCACGACGCCAGCAAACTCAACCTGCCCGAGAAACACACATTCGACCGCATGACGCCCAGGCTCGCCACCACCACATACGGAACACCCGAATACGCGGCGAACCTCGCCGAGATGAAACCCGCCCTCGATCACCATTACGCCCACAACCGGCACCACCCCGAACACTTCGGCGCAGCCGGCGTCAACGGCATGACCCTCGTTGACCTGATCGAGATGCTCGCAGACTGGAAAGCCGCCACCGAACGGCACGCAGAGGGCAGCCTCAAACGCAGCCTCGCCATCCAGGCGTCACGGTTCAACCTGTCCGCCCAGACCACCGACATCCTGACCGCAACCGCCCGGCACTTCGGATGGCTCGACTGCGCCGCCGAACACACCGCCCCCGACGGCACCAAAATGCGCTGCAACCGGCTCGACCAGCACCCCGACAACCACGTGGACGGGCATTACGAACCATACGACTGGGCAGGCCAGGTGCAGCCATGACCGACCGGTACGGGTACGCCAACCAAGGCTTCGGGAGCCGCTCCCTGCGCCCCCGCCACCACGACGACAACCAACGCCCCATCGACCCACTCACCGACTCCGCCATCGGACGGGGCATCGGCATGGGCAACCGGGTCCGCTTCCACCTGTGGGGCGAAGACGCCCCGTTCGATGTGCACCTGCTCGACCTGGTTGATGTGGCGAACTGGCGTGACGTCACCGACCATGTCCGGCACGGCGCCGATCTCGAGGTGCGTCCGCCGAACTGTGCGCTGATCAAAGGGAACGCGTACCGGTGGGTTGAGCTGCTCCCGCCCGAAGACGGGTGAAGGGCCCGGGGGTAGGAAACCCCAGGCCCTTCGTCACCCTAGCCAGATCGAGCAGATCAACCACAGGAAGGCAGTTCAGCGGGTTGCACCCCCGCTACCGTCCGGAGCGTTGCAGCGCTTCATGGTCGGCCTGCCCAGTGTACCGGATGTTGCACGTGGAGAACGGTGCGCGATGCGACTGGCAGGGCACCAGGGACCGATCAGCCCGTCCCCGTCACACCGCGACCTACCCGGCTGCCCGACCGAACCCCACGAACGTGCCTGCGGCGGGATTTGAACCCGCAGGCGGCCAGACGCAGGACGGACAACCCCACACCCACCCGCTCTTGCACGATCCCCCGGAGCGTCCCACTCCAGAGCAACCGGCTCACCCGATAGGCCACTACGGGGACACAGGCACAAGCGGCAGCATAACCGCCGGGTGCGACAACCTACGCGCCATGCCCCAGAGCTTCGCGGTGCTCCCCGCGTGTGTCCCAACCCTCCGCGCGGAAAAACCCCTGATTACAGCGCATCGGCGCACACACCGACATCAGAATGTCCTGATGCCGCACGAGCCTGTCGATCCGGGCCTGATACCGGCGCCACCGCAGGTACCTGCGCTCACGCCTCCGCCGGCTCACCATCAGAGGCCCCCCTTCATCTGCCGCGTCAACGCCTCAATGTCCCGGGCCTGCTGCTCAATCGTGGCCTGCTGTTCCCGAGACACCCGACGCAACTCACCCGGCGTCGCCGGAGTCATCCCCGCCACCACCTGCGCCGCCAACACCACCGGCCACGCCAAACCGATCAGCGCCGCCAACAGGACATCCCCCAGGTGCCGCTCCCGCAACTCGCCCACCGGCACCGGTTTGTGCTTCCGGCTGTGGTACTCGCGGCAGATGTCGAGGAACTCGCTCCCCTCCGGGCACTTCAGCCGGCCCATCAGCGACCGCATCGCAATCCGCGACGCCAACACCCAGCCCGCCACAAACACCGCCGTGAACGCCCAGCCCATCACAACGACTCCTCCCCCGCCAGCGCACCATCCACCCCGTCATCCCAGAAGCGGTTGAACACCCCGTACACCAGGCACTCATAGATCACATTCGTGGCGGCGTAATCCGGGGACGTCAACTCACTGAACCCGCCCGCCCAATACGCAGCCTTCGCCGCATCGGCGATCGGCAGGCGCACCACACCCGCAGCCTCAAGCCACACCGCCCCGAGACAGGCCCGCAGCTGCGCGACCACGTCCTCACTGGCGCACACGGTCACAGCGCTGACGTGGTCGTGCTCGTCGAAGTGAATGGCATGACGCCTCATCAAGGCAGCGGTCACGGTGCCACCTCCCAGCACAGGGACAGATCCTCACCATCCACCATGCCCTCCCACACATCGCCAGAGGTCAGAGCCTGCAGCTCGGCCACCGCCTCAACACACTGGGCCAAGCAATGACCACACGTGTCATCGCGATACGCCTCGATCAGGTAGCTGACCAGCGCATCCCTCGCCGCAGCCCACGTGCCACGAGTAATGGGGCCGTCATCAGGACTGCGCTCCCTGTAAGCGCACCACTGCGCCTGCTCAGCCATCGAGAAGAGTCACCGCCCTCGCCAGGATCCGACGGATGTCATCCGACGAATGCACCGCACCGCCGGCATTCACCCGCAGAACAGCACCGCCCTCAGCCTCAGTGTCCGCAACCACGAACACCCAGGGTTCACCGCCTGCGAGCAGGTCCAACATGTCCTGCTTCAGGTCGGTGCCAGGGTCGATGATCTCTTCACTGCGCTCGATACTGCCTGTCTCATCTGTGGCCACGGGATGATCCTTCCGTCAGGGCCGGCCTTTCGTCTGCATGGTTCCGCTCTCCACGCTCACTGCGGTCAGCGACCATCCGCCGGCCCGACGTGTCCCTGTACTTGGTGTACGTCACCGCGCGACGCTTCGGCTTCCTCTTGCTAGGCATGCGCTCAGCCCTTCAGTAGGGAACGGGGATCGACAGGTGCATCAGGGTTGAACCGGTACAACCGGCGCACAGCCCTACCCTGCACCGCCTCACGGTCCTCCCAGCGCCACAACAACAGGCCCTCATTAGCCCACCGCTGCAGCATCAGCGAGATGGTCGGACGCTGCACACCTGTGCGCTTACTCAGGTCATACGCGTACCACTCACGTGTGAGCGAGGGATCCTCGCTGGTCATGGTGGTCAGTACCAGAGTGCTGGTGCGCGTCTTGCGTATCGGCATGGCCTAACCGTACCTAGGTAATGGGACATGTGCAACGACTGAGACATTGCATAAGTATGCATGGGCCGCATGAAGCCGAGTAACCGAACGTGACCAGTGACCAGGGGGCAAGAGGGCCCGAGTGGCAGTCACTAAGCGTCACGCGTTACGGAACGTAGTAATGCCTGGTCAGAGGCCTGTTTTTTAGTGGATCAAGCAAAGAAAGCACGCCGCGCCGCCCGGATTTTTCTCTGTCAAGAAAAAACTGGGGGTAACTTTCTGTGACTGCCCTCTGGGAGGCTGCATAATGCCTGGTCAGCGGCTTGCGCGGTATGCATAAAACATTTGGCACATTCGGGCCGAGGATCTCAGAGTGTTACTCGGCGTGCCGATCTTCGCTCACGGTCACCGATTGCGATGTGTGACGGTGGCGGCGGTGCGGGTGTCGCGGATTGTCACCGGTGAGGGCGGATTTCACGCCGCGTGATGCCCAGCCGGCGGTCAGGTGGATCACGAGGGCGACGGATCCGAGGGTGATGACGAACGTGGCTTCGGGTGCGGTGATGACGCCGGGTGTCGCACCGTAGTACGTCCACCCGGCGGCGCCGCCGGTGACGGCGACGCCGAACGCACGGATCGCCAGGGTGTTCATCAGCGAGGCCGGTGGTTGTCGCAGAACCAGCCGGTTGGATACATGCGGGCGGTGTCGGCCTTGCACATGACGCAGGTGCCGGCGTGCGCGGTGGCCCATTCGTCTTCGGGGATGGCGGTGACGATTTCGGTGCGGGAGAGTGCGCCGATTTGGTCTTGGAGGTTGGTGTGTTGTTCGAGGATGGCGGCGACGGCTTGTTGCCGGGTGCTGGTCATGGCATGTCCTCGTGCTCGAGGTTGCGGGCGGGCACGGCATGACCGGCTTGCAGCAGGTCGGCAGCCAGGTCATGTGTGGTGCCGGTCGAGTCGACCCATCGGACATCGCCGAGGACCCGGCCGTACTTGTCGAGGCTGTGGGATACGACAGTAATGGGCCGCCACTCGACGGAGTGGGTCAGAGTGTCCGCGAGGGCGGTGAGTTGCCGGACTGCCCAGTCGCGGGCCGCGCGCCCGACGTCGGTACTGAGCTCGGGGGCGTTGACCCGGGCTAGGCGGACTTTCGCACGGTAGGTGATGCGCCAGCCCAAGTCGAGGTCTACCTCGATGGTGTCGCCGTCGAGGATGCGGATGATGCGGGCGGGAACAGTCCAGGTGGTCATGGTTTCCACTCTTCGCGGTAGCCGGGGCGGTGGGCGTAGGGCAGGGCGAGCAGGCAGATGACGTCTGTCTTCGCTTCGTAGTAGCCGCTGGGGTATCCGCCGTCTGCACCGTCGCAGGTGAGTGCGATGATGCGCCGTTTGGCGTCGATCTCGGCCAGCACGCGGGCCGGGTCCCACTCAGCAACATGCCGCGCTTGGAGATGTGCGCCCAGCGCACCGGTTCCGAGAACCTCAGTCACGATCGCCCGGTGGCGGTCAGGTCTTGCCGCACGTGCGACCTTTTCGTCCTGGTCGAGTTGTTCGGTAAGCCAGGGGATCAGTTCGCTCAGAATGTCTGACACCCCTGCCACTTTACGGCACTACTCGGGCAGACGGTCCCGCAACGCATTCAACTCCGGCGGCCCACCGTTCACTATCTGCCGGAACCGGGCATCCGACACGTCCGGGTCATGTGCCACCCGGACGATGCCCTCAATCCACCGCAGCAGCGACGCGGTCTGCGCGGTCACCTCCCGCAGGTTCATCTCCGCGGAGTGCGCTTCGCTCACCGCTTCCTTGGCCTCTTTGCGGGCTGCCGCCGCTTCGGTCTTCGCTTCTTTCGCGTCGGCCTGAGCTTGCGTCACCCACTCCCGGGCCTCACTGGAAAGAGCGACGTCCTGTTGGCCGGCGTTGGCGCGGCGGGTGACCCGGGCGGTGACGATCACCGAAACCACCGACGAGAACGCCAGCACAGCAGCGATCAGCCACGACGTGGTGCCGTTCATGGCTGCCCTCCCGGTTCCCGCAGTTTCCCCCGCCTGGTGGGCTCCGACAGACCCGCCACCACGAAGATCAGCAGAGCGTAACCCGCCCAGATCAGCGCGGGCCGGTATCCCTGAGCGATGGCCCCGGACAGCCAGCCGGATAGCTCGAGCACCGACCAGGTGACCTTCAGACCGACGGCCGGCGCGAAACCGGGGGTGTCGTTGCGGAAGAACGCGGCGGTGAGACAGCACAACCCCACGACGATCCACAGCGCTCCCCAGAATTCGGTGGGGGCCAGGGAGTCACGCCACTGCGCTGACTGGGACGCCGCTGTCTCGGCGGTGGGGAAGATGTAGGACAGGCCGACGCCGATGTCTACGGCGGCGAGGATGAGCAGGACAGCGCCGCGCCTCCCGACGCGGCGCCGTGCCTGCTCGCCCGTCACGCCTGGGCCGGGCCGTCAGCCCGGTCGAACGCTTCGCCATACACCGACCGCAGCACGTCGCGCAGCATGTCGGGGGTGACACCGGCCTGGTCGAGCTGGGTGAGCCGGTCGAGTACCTGCCGCAGCATCACCGTGTCGCGTTCGGTTTCGGCGGCGCGTTCCGCGGCGAGCTGCCGCGCGTAGTCGGCTTTCAGGTCGGCGGTGGCCTTGTTGACCGCGGCGACGATCTCGGCGGAGTCGTCGGCACTCTTGGTGGCGGCGAGGATCGCGGCGAGCTGAACCTTCACCTGGTCAAGGGCGACCTTGTTGGCTTCGGACGCGACACGGGCGTAGTGCGCGTCGTCCCAGCCGTAGATCAGCGCGGAGCCGGCAGTGACCTTCGGGTTGGTGGCGATGTCGGGTCGCCACGGACGGTTGTTCAGGGCGTTGTCGGTGTTGAACACCTTGATGGCGTCGGCGTCGGTGAGTGCCATGTCCACTGCCTTCCAGAGGTGGGGCCGCTCGTCGGCCCGGGACCGGGTGATGGAGATGTGGGACCACAGGTCGTGGCCGGAGCCGGTGTACTCGCGCAGGTTTTTGACGCCTTCCCAGCGTGCCCAGTACATGACGGGTTTGCCGGCGTCGGGCTGCACGATCATTTCGCAGATCATCGGGAACGCGCCGTTCATGAGCAACGCGAGGACACCTTTGTGCAGCTTCCGCAGCTCGGGGTTGCCGCCGTGGTGGTAGTCCCCGGCGCACGCCCAGTTGCCGTTGACGAACGGCCCGTCGGCGCCGTTGGGGTCGCGGCGGCGGCTGTAGTCGCTGGCGGGCACAAAGTTGGCTCCGCGGTGGAATCCGGTGCCGTGTCGGGCGTCGCCGACGCACCCGGATGACTTCCCGCCGAGGGCGATCCAGTCGGCCATGTCGGCGGTGATGACGGGCGCGCACACTTCGGTTGCGCCGCGGGGCACCAGGCCGAGCGGGTCGGGGACGACGGTTTCGGCTTGCAGGTTGACGGCCGTCACCAGGGCTTCGAGGTCGTCGCTGCCGGTGGCCCGGTGTGCCATGTCCCGGGCCATCGTGTCCAGCTCGTTCATGAGGGCGGCGGGGGCGGGTGCCCCTGCCCATGCTTCTGGTTGCGCGTTGCCGGGGTCTGCCTGCGGCATCAGCGCATCACCTCCTGTCAGGTCGGCCCATACCCCGTGGTCACGGATGACCGACAGGGAACAGTCTCCCGTACCGGGCAGGGATGCCACACCCCATTGCATGATCGCGAGCTGGGTCCAGCCGCCGTACGTCGCCGACCAGGTGGGGTCGGTGTCGGCGGGTGGGGTGTCGCGGTAGCCGCCCATGGGTGCGCCCATGAGCCACGGGGTGAGGGTGGATCCGGGCCAGCTGCGGGGCTGCCACCACCACCGGCCGGAGTAGATGGCGATGTGCCGGCCGAGTTCGTCTTGCATGGCGGTGACGTAGTCGCGGACGTGTTCCCAGGTGGGCGGGGTTATACCGTGCTGGCCGGTTTCTTCTATGTCGACGCAGTGCCCGAACCCGCCAAGTCCGGTTCCGAACATGCCGCGCATCCGGGCAACCTGGGTGCGGGCTTGTGCGGCGCCGGGGGTGCGTCCGTCGAGCCAGTGGTAGGTGGAGACGCCCATGCCGAGCGTGCGGGCCTGTTCGGTGTAGTCGACGGCCCATTCGCCGGAGATGTAGCCCTGGCCGCCGGTGAGGGCGATGTTCGCGACCTGGTAGCCGGCGGCGTGGGCTTTGGCGAGGTTGAGGGGTTTCGGTATTTCGACCTGATAGCGGGAGACGTCGACGAGACGAAGCATCCCCCGATCATCCACCGGCGCGGGACGATGGCATTACCACCACGTAATTCTGACGAAGGAGCACCATGCCGAAGTTCCGCAAGAAGCCCGTCGATATCGAGGCCGTGCTTTGGGACGGTGGCAACACCGCCGAGGTGGCCGACTTCATGGCCAGCAGCCCGCGTTTCGGCAGCAACGGCCAGGGCGCTCACTGGGTCGAGATCGACACCCTCGAGGGAACCATGCGCGGAGACAAGGGAGACTGGATCATCCGAGGCATCCAGGGCGAGTTCTACCCCTGCAAGCCGGAGATCTTCGAGGCGTCGTACGACCGGGTCTGAACTACGACACCGTAACCGGGAACGCAGAACGCCCCACCTCGGCAAAGGTGGGGCGTTCGTGGTGCGGGGTGAAAGGTCAGGCGGGAACCGGGGCGTCTTCGAGGTCGCCGGCCTCCGCCTTGGCGAGCGCGTACATCTCGTCGAACCCTCCGCGCTTGACGTCTTCGACGAAGTGAACGAACTCGCCGTAGGTGACCAGGACCCGGCCGTGGTTCTCGGGAATGTCCGAGTCGATCAGAACGCCCTGGCCGGGCACGTCGGTGGTGCGGACGCAGTTGGTCTGGCCGCTGCGGGCGGTGTAGGTGTACGGCTTCGCGGTGGTCTCCGGCATGTGAACCTCCATTGCGGGCGGAACAACTGGAACACCCGCAACCCTAGCCACATTGGCGGGCAGTGCGCCAGACCCCGACGACGAATGGCACACCGGCCTGCAACTTGCACGAAACCCCCGGAAACGAGGATCGGCGCAGGGCCGCCCGCCCCGCGCCGATCTGCCCGCCAGTGCGTGTCTGCTTCGCCGGAAGACACAACAGGGCAGGACACCCAGCATCATAGCCACTGACGCGACTGCGGGCGCACCTCACGCCGCGACCGCCGCCCATCACCCTTCGACTGGTTGCACAACCGGTGACACGTCGGGCACGGATTCGCCGGCTGATACGGGCCCATCGTCCCGTGCGCGGGCTGCAAATTCCCCAGCTCGTCAAACCCGGGCAGGCGCTTCCCCGTCATCGGGTCGCGGGGCCACAACGGATCACTGATGATGTGGTCCGCAGTCCTCGAGCCGGGATGCCCGCAAATCGCGCACACGTCACTGTGGGCCAGCAGCACCTCCCGGTTACGGCGGTACCGGCGGTTCCCCGTCCCGCCCCGCCCGGGGCCGCTCACTCCACACCCGCCACCGCGAGCACACCCGGATCGGTGAGGCCCACCGACAGGGCACCGGACGGGGCGTCGGCGGTCACCACACGGGTGATGGCGTCCACAACCCGGAAATCGACCACATCGGACGCCAGGAACCCATCCACGACCATCACGGCCAGGGCGGGCAGGGACACCGCTGCGAATGACGGCACCGCCCCGCCTGCGCTCAGCCCGGCGGTCGCGGCGAGCGCGGCGGCGGGCCGCTGCTCGAGACGGCCTGCGGCGGCCAGAGTTGCGGCGGCGGAGACGGTGGCAGCTGCGTCAGCGGTGCGGGCCGGCATCGTCGTCAGCGCCACCGTGACGGCCAGAACAGTGCCGGTGGTGGACGGCACCACCGGTTCAGGTGCCAGGGCCGCAACGGCGACCAGAGCCGCCCCTGCGGGCCGTACGGGAGTGCCTGCCGGGGTCAGGGTGGCGGTTGCGGGGAGCGTGGCAGCCGCGAAGTCCGTTACGGGCCCTGCTGTGGTCAGCGTTGCCGTGGCGGCGAGGGTGGCGGCGGCGAGTTGCGGGGCGACACCCACAACCCCGGCCGGGGTCAACGTCGCGACAGCAGCCACACCCCCTGCCACCGGTTTCGTTCCGGTACCGCCGGCGGTCAAGGTGGCGGTCGCGACCAGGCCCGTGGTGGCGGGTTTCGCGCCTGTCGCCGCGGTAGACAGGTCCGCTGCAACGGCCAACGCGGCGGCGGCGGTCGGGGCACCCGTCGACTCGGGTGTCAGGGCCGCAACGGCGGTGATACCGGCCTCGGCGATGCCCGCAACGGTCTGACCGGCCGCCAGCCCGGCAGCCGCGGCGAGCGTGACAGCGGCAGGCTGTACCCGAACCCCGCCCGGGGCCAAGGCCGCGACTGCGGCAACGGAACCGTCGCCGGTCTGCACAGCCGGGCCGGCGGCGAGCCGGCCCCGCCGCAACGTCCAGCTGCGTACCGGACGGCCGCGGCCTAGGCGGCGACCCACCTCAGCACCGCTCGAACCGCATGATTGCCCGCACGTTCACCGCCGCCGGAGCCGTACACCGGATCAGGAACCCCTGACCGGCCGGACAGTCCGGGGTTTGGCCCAGCGCATAGTCCCGGGCGTAGTGACATTTGTACGGGTCAAGCCAAATCGTCGCCCACGGGGTGATGACCGTCGGCTCAACCGTGTAGTTCCGGGTCGCCGTGCCACCCCACGTGATGACCCGCCCATACCGGGTGTCGACCGTCGCCGCCGACGACGTGCCCGCCGTCGCCGCCGTGTACTGGCAGATCTCCACCAGCACCGGCAGAGCCGTGGACGTGGTGCCGTCCATCGACAACGACCAGGCGATCAGGTCCACACCGTGCGTCGCCGGCCCCGTCACCGCGAGAACCGTTTTCGCGGTCGCCGCGGCCAACGCCACCACGCCCTCAGTTTCGATCGAATATCCGGTCTTCGCCACAGCCGGCCCCTTTCACCAACGACTCGCGCGGAGGACCGCGTTGCGGTTCTCCACGGACGCCCGGCCTTTGGGCGCCGCAGCGACCACCGGGGACTCTTTGAACGCCATCATCAACTGTTGCCGGTTCGTTGCCTCGTTCGTCCACGACGCCGACGTGGAGTACAGGGCTGCGGTGGTCACGATCCGCTCGCCCATGTCGATGTGCTGCCGGAAAAACGTGCCCGACGTGGCACCGGTGTTTCCCGACGATGCTGTCACGAACCCGTTGGCCCACGTCAGCCCGGTGATCGGGGACGGCAGGACACCGAGGCACGCAAAAACCACGATCAGGTCGTTCGCTGCGGTTGTCGTGACCGAGGTGGCGCTGGTCGTCGTGCCGGCGGTGTTCGCGATCTGCGACGAGTTCTGCGCATCGAACGGGGCGCCGGTGACGCCGGAGTATTCGGCGACGGTGAACACTGTGTCGGTGGACGCGTTCGGGGTGGCCGTGAGCGACGTTTCGGTGCCGGCGGCGACTTTCCACCAGGCGTATGCGGCGTTCGTGTCGACGACTGCCGGGCCGGCGGTGAATCCGGCCGGGGTGAGGGTTACTGTTCCGTCGGAGCTTGCGCCGACGACGATCAGGTTCCCTGCGGTGGGGGCGGCCCAGCCGTCCCCGGATCCGATCGTCACGGAGGCCGCCGCACCGGGTGACCCTTTCGTGACGGCCTGGACCCGGGAGATGGGCACGCTAGCCGGCCCAGTCGATCGTGAGGCCGTTGAAGTCGGTTTGGGTGGTGTAGCCCTGCGCGGCGCACTGCGCGACGGTCAGCGCCGCACCGGTTTTCGGGATGCGGACTTCACGTTCGGGGCCGCCGTCGGGGTCGGCGAGAACCATGCGGATCGCCTGGTCGGTTTGGTTGTCGACGATGAGGGCGCCGGTGCGGGGCCCATCGGTGGTGTCCACGGTTCGGGCCATCAGGGCGCGTGCCGGGTCGGTGTCGTCGTAGTTGATGAAGATGCGCAGGGCGACCGAGCCGTCTGCTTTCGTCAACGTCATGATGATCTGTCCGATGAGGGCGGGCATGTCACGCCGCCAGCGGGGTCAGCGAGAACGTGAACGTCGAAATGGTGAGCGTGTCACCGGTGTTCACCGTTTTCGGGGTGGTGAGCTGCGCGGACGCGTAGAACGTGCCGGCCGAGTTCGCGGACCACACGGACACGTCGGTGACGATCTCCCCGTTGGTGCCGGCCCACGTCGTCCACGACGGGGACGTGGTCAACGCCATAGACCCGGCGGACGGGGCACCGAACGCCATCGCCTGCCGGGTGGTCGTGGATGACACGGCCGTGGTGCCGGCCGCGCCCGGGTCGCCGGTGTGGATTTGCGCGAACAGGGTGGCGGGGGCCGTGAACGTGGTGCCGGCGCCGCCGCCGCGCATCGAGGACAGCCACGCGTTGGCGAGGTTCACCGTGGACAGGCCGCGGGCCATGTCACGCCCCCTTCATGATGTGGTTGAGCATGGCCGCGCCGGGTTTGCCGTTCCAGCCCTCGAGGAGGGTGGCGCATTCGCCGGTGGGGCAGCCCTGGTCGCGGCAGCAGTCACGGTGAAGGGTGAGGCTTCCGGTGTCGAGCAGGTCGGCGATCAGCCGGTCGGAGTCCTCATCGGGCGCACTGGTCATGACCTTCCGGATGATCTCCGGGGTGGGGGTGCCGGTGATGGCCCCTGCCGATCCGGCGATGACGTGCCGGGGGTGGTCGTCGACGCCGCCGCACGCGTCACACACCTGCAGCGCCCTGCCTTTGCCGATGTTCGCCATGCGTCGCCCGATCTGTCGCGTGTCTGCCGCCGATAATCGCACGGCCCGGCCGTGCGCGCCATCACCCGGGTATGGGAACGGCCCGCCGGTGGGGCAGATCCCGACTGCGGCGGGACCCCGGCGGGCCGTTCGTGCGCGGAGGCGCTGGGACGGTCAGGGAATGTACGTTGCTTCGATCGTCAGGGTGGTGACGCTCGAGTAGGTCAGGTTCAGGTAGCCGATGTTGCCGCTGGTCTGCCGGAACCGGTTGTCGACCTTGATGGGGACGTACTGGACGGCGGTGGCGCCGAGGGTCACGGCCACGTTGACGTCGGTGCCGAAGTTCGACATGGGCACCGAGTCGAGGGTGATGGTGGCGCCGGTGCCGGCGGTGGCGATGCGCAGGATCACGTACGAGCCGGTGAGGGCGATGGAGTCGCCGCCGATGTTCGGTGTGATGGTGACTGCGGCCTGGCCGGCGGTGGGGGAGCCGTAGGACTCGGAGAGGGGCTGCAGGCCGAGCGGTGAGTACGTCGCCACGGTGGGCCGCCTTCCGGGTCCGGTGTTGTCTGGTCAGAGCTTGGCACGGCGGGGCAAGCGCCGCAACAGGTCAGGGCTGGCAGCGGTGCGCGCGGAACGCGGCGAGGGCGAGCTGCCCGGATTCGTGGCCGACGCCGCTGGCGTGTGCTTCGTTGCCGGTGAGGGCGCAGCCGGCGCAGATCCATGTCCACAGGTGCACGCCGTGGCGGAGGATCGCCGCCGGGTGGGTGTGGCCGGGTTCGGCGGTGGACAGCACCACGGCGTGCCCGCTGCTGGCGACGTGGGCGACGGCCCAGGCGTCGCGGGCGGTGGCGTCGAGGAACGGCTGAGAGAGGTCTTCGCCGCAGCGGTGGCAGGTGGCGAGGTGCCATACGGGGCCGGGCATGGTGTCACCGGCGAGTGGGCCGCCGCTGTCGAACAGTTCGACGAGGGCTGCGTCGGTGCCGAGCATCCGGGCGAGGTTGCGGGTTTGGGTGGCGGTTGGCGAAGTCACGCCGGGCAGCATAGCGGACATGTTTGCCACTTTCCATCCCTTCGGTGAGTCGCACAGTCGGGGAGTGTCCCGACCGGGCGGGTAGGTGTCAACGACCGGGGCTCGCTGTTACGCGCTGTGACCGGCCCGGGTGGGGGCTCGGGCCGGTGCCAGCGGGCGGGCCTCACAGGCGATCTAACAGTCTCCCCACGTACCAACAAGCGTGAGTTAGGTGATACCCGTTAGTCTTCTAACACATATAACCTAACTAATATCTAACAAGTCTCCAGAGAGGTGTTAGGTCCGGGCGTTAGTCAGACGGCCGCCGGGGATGCCGGTACAGGCCCAAAGTCGGCCTCTCGATCTCCCCCGCCTTCACCATGCGTGACAGGGTCATGTCCACGTTCGTCATCTTCGATGAAGAGAACTGGTCGTGGATCTCCTTCACCGGAACGAGATCATCACGCTCCCGCAGGTACGCCAAAATCTCGGACCGCAGGTTGCCCTTCGGCCGCTTGACCTGACTCGCTTCCTCAAGCACGTCACCCGCCCGGCGAGAGTCCGTCCCGCCCCACGCCACCCGTGATGTCGGCACCCGGAACAGTCCGCCCTCATCGTCAGTGGCCTCCAGCATCACCTGAGAGATGCCGTACTGCTGAGACATCTGCTTCGGGCCCAGGTTGCACTTCTCCTGCGTGAACAGGTACGTGTCGGGCCCTTCGACGCCCTCGATCTGTGGGGTGCGGATGCAGAACAGCACGGACCGGGCAACGGCGGAGAACGCGCGGGAACCCATCAACGAGTTCAGCGGGTCGGTGCCGGAACTCTTGTTGACGTGGATCAGGCCGAGGACCGCAACGCCGGCCGCCGACGCGAACCGGGACAGCGGGTCGAGCGCCTGTCGGACTTCGCGGTCTTTATGGGTGTCGAGCTTCCCGTCGATGATCGACATGATGGGGTCGAGAACAACCATCGCCACGTCGTGTTCCTTGCACTGGGCGGCCAGACGCACCAAATCCCGGGGAAAAGAGATCCAATCCTTCTCGCCGGTCTCCTCGTACGCGTCGGCCTGAAACACCCTGGTCACATCGGCATCGGCGGCGATCAGGCGGGGCAGAATCACCGGCTCCCACTCATCTTCCGTGGCGTACACCAGCACGCCGCGAGGGTCGCCGTGGAACTCCCCGGGCAGGGTGCCGCGGGTGATCTTCGCGATGATGTCGTACGAGATCGTGGACTTGCCGATGCCCTCACGGCCTGCGAGCAGAGTGATACCGCCGACGGGGATGTGTCCACCGGCTTCCTGGCCCCACACCCACCTGATCCGCTTGATGGCCATCCCGGATGCCGCGCGGAGCACGATCCGACGCCCGCCGGGTTCGGCGCCTTCGCGTTCCTCGGCTTCGGCGACGTCTTGTTGCAGCGCGGCGGCGGCGGTTTCGTCTTCAGCCCAGAACCCGGGGTCTTCGTCGGGTGGGGTGAGTGACGCCCAGTAGGCGGGCTCGTTGGTGTCGTCCCACTCTTGAGCGTTCATTTCCGGTCACCGGCCTCGAGCCCGGGGAAATCGTTCTCGCGCACGTACCGTTCGTCGACGCGCATCCGGGCGCGGTGCACGCGGACGGCGTCTTCTCGGGCGGTGGCGGCGAGGTTCAGTCGTGGCGGCGGGTAGGCGGCGTTCTCTTCGGCGACGCGCGCCCAGTAGCCGGCGTCGTATCCGGCCCGGTAGGCGGGGCTGTCCCATTCGGAGGTTTCGCGTCCCCATCGGCTGGCGGTTGCCATGAGGAAGGCGACCTGTTCGCGGTTGAACCGGGCGGCTGGGTCGTTCAGTTTGGCGACGAGCGCGGCGGTGGCGTCGCGCTGTGGTTCAGGCGGTGACAGGCTCATTGTGGGCGGGCTCCTGTGCGGCGTGGGCGGTGGGGGACGTGCGCGCTCTCAGGTAGGCGCGTAGGTCTTCCCGGGGGTATCGGACGAGTCCCCGTGGCCCGGGGGTCACCTTGGTCCAGGGCGGCCCGATTTCCTTGTGGCGCCACTGCTGGAGCCGTTCGGCGCTGGTGCCCAGATACTCGGCGACCTGGTCGGGGCTCATCATGGCGGGGTATGAGGTGAGTGGATCGTCTGCCATGCCTACCTCTTTCTTCCTTACGTTGCCTTTGCATCCTACGGCATGGGTGGTCAAGGTCCAAGCGCTGGCCGGGTACGCGAAACGGCCCGCGCTGCGAGTGCAACGCGGGCCGTACGGGCGATCAGAAACGGTCAGATCAGGATGGTCGGGAGGATGTCCGGGCAGGCGTCACAGCACCGCTCCGCCTCCCCGGCGTCGATGTGCCCGGCGCAGCACAGATCACCCCGGGCTGCGGCCATTGACCGGCCGCACGCCTCTCCCAACGCAATCGATACGGCCTCAACCCTGTCCGGGTTCTCCCGCGCCCAGACGGGCACCTCCCCGGTCCGGGCGATGGCGCGAAGCAGGTTCTCCGCGTAGTTCGCGGCCTGGCGCGGCACGCGGGCCATCGGATCAGGCATTGGGCCGGCTCACGATGCGCACGTTCCGCGCCGCCGTGTTCACGTACGCGCCCTCATCCCACTCAGCGCGAGTGAGCAGGACCAGCGAATCGCCCGGGTTTGCCGCGCTCACCGGAACCGCCATCACGGTCCAGTCATCGTGCTCCCCGAACTCCCGATCGACGTAGTGCACGACGTCCCCCCGTTCGACCTGCGGCACCGCAGGCGGGTTCGGGTCGACCTCCCACTCACCGTGCACCACCAGCCGGCGCACCGGCACACCCGCCGCGTTCACGTCCTGCACGAACTGGGCCGACGGGAACGCCTCAAGCATTAGCCGGATCCGGTCGCCGGCACCGAACGCCGCGTCGGTCACATCCGTCAGCACCGAGCGGAACCGCTCAACAGCCATCACATCAGGGACAGGAACACCCGGGTCCGTGGTCATCAGGAACCTCCCAAATCTCGAATCGGCATAACCAGATGCCGCCAGGACTCCACGCCCGGCAACATCACCATGATCGGTTTGTAGCTGCCCGGCTCAAACAACAACCGGACCTTGTCATCCGCGGCCACCCCCACCGCGCCCTGCAGCCGACCCGCGTTCACGAACATCACCGCAGCCGGCCCGTTGTAATCGACGTCCACCACGGAAGCACCGCCACCGGACTGGCCGGCAACCGACACGCGCATCTCACCCGGGGCGAACTCCACCCGCAACTTCATCGTGTTCTTGTCGTCGTGGAAACTCCGCAACGTCCGCAACGGCTCTCCCAGCGCTGCCGCCGACACGATCGCCGTCGCTGACAGGTCTGCGGCGAACCCCTGGTCGAGCTGCGGCGCCGGGAACGTCGACATGTCGACCGTCCGCGACACCAGCGTGCGCCGGTCGTCGCGCATCGAGAACCGGCCGCCCGACAAACCCACCTCGAGCGTGCCGCTCATCTCGGCGACCGCGTCGAGTAGGCCCGCGGCGAACACCAGACACGACCCGCCAGCCTGCGGGCCCGGTGACCAGTCCACGACCTGACGGCCCGCCTGATACCGGTCCGTGGCCGACACCGTCAACGAGCCGCCCGGATCGAACCGCAAATGCACCGACCGCAGAGCCGGCGGCTTGTCGGTGTCACGTTCCGCAGCCACACCCACCCGTTTCACCGCGTCCGCGAACACGACGGCGTCCACCGACCCGATCGGCGCCGCCGGCACGGCCAGTTCGGGGAAATCCCGCACAGGCATCAGCGGCAACGTCACCGCCGTCCGCCCCGCAGTCATCGCGACCGCCGGGCCACCGCCCTGCTCGACCCGGACCGGCCCGGCCGGGAACGTGTCCACCAGCGCCGACAGCAGGCGGCCCGCGACCACGAACGACCCGGACACCCCGGCATGGTTGTCCACGACAGCTTCGGCCACGGCGGTGGTGTTCTCGTTCAGCCCGGCCACCGCCAGAACCTCACCGTTGACGGTGCAGCGCAGACACGCGTGGATCGGTGTGACCGGACGGCCGGCGATCTGCCGGGCCGCGTACTTCACCGCCGTTTTCAGGGCGGCACCGTCAACGACGAACGACCCGTTCACGGCACTCACCGCACACCGTCGATGCGCTTGTCGATCCCGGCCCGGTACTCGGGCAGGTCGAACCGACCCATCGGGTACGGGGTGACCGTCACCAGCTTCGCGAGCAGCTCACTCCGGTCGTATCGGGCCATGTGCCGGGCCGCCGCCTTCTCCGCCCCGGCCCGGGTCCAGTACCGGCCCGTCGCGGTGAACTGGTGAACGACACCGCCGGTGACGCTGTGCCGAAGGGTGAACACGTTCGCCCAGCGGCGTCGCGGCCAGAACAGTTTCACGGCGTGCCGCCTTCCTCGTAGTCGCTGACGTCTGCCTGGTAGTGGGGGTTGTCGGCGAGCAGGACGACGGCGGCGAGAAGGGCGTTGCGTTGCCGTTCCCTGCAGAGCCGGGCGTCGAGCGTCATGCCGACGGTGGGTAGTGCGAGGGCGTCGGGGTGCCGCGCCCGGACCGACCGGTACAGGGCGACGATGCGGCGCAGGTCGTCGGCGGCGCGGGCCATGACTTGGTCGATGCGGGCGATGTCGCGGGGTGCCGGTGCGGGCCAGTCGCTGGCCATCAGCCGAACACCGGGCGGAAGCCCGCCCCTTCGATCTCTTCGGGATTCGCGTTGGCGAACACGTGAACCAGCCCGCCGTCAGGGTCTTTCCAGACGCCGCAGTACCGGTCGCCCGGCGTCCCTTCGATCCCAACAGAGCGCATGGCCCGTACTGCCTGGACTGCCTGGGAGGCGGTCGCTGCTGCGGTGGCGGGGATGGTGGCTATCGCGATGCCCTGCAGCGGTTCGGTGGCGGGAATCCCGGCCCAGACCGCGATACGGGCCAGAAGGTGAACGTCTTCAGTGCTCATGTCAGCGGGCAGCAGATGCCCGACCTGATCGCCGAGTGCGGTGTCGATGCGTCCCCAGATCTTGGCCTGCTCGGCGGTCATGCCGCGGGTCTGGCGTGCGCGGGTGTCGTCGGTCATCAGTCGACCTGGTCCGGGTCGGAGGACTCGCCCGGGGAGCCGGCGTGACCCCCGCTGGTCATCCCGTCCGCGTCATACGGGATGACCTGGTCGCCGGCCGCGTCGATCTCGTCGTCGGACATGCCCGCGAACGCGTATTCCTCGGCCTGGATCTCCGCGAGTTCCAGATCCGCGCGCGACCAGCCGATCCAGCCCGGCTCGTGACGCAACGCCTCCGGCAGGACCGCACCGCCGTCAGCGTGGTCCGCGTCGTGCGCCGCCCGCGCCTCGGCCTCCGTCATGCCCGCAGTGCCGTCGGTGCCGTGCACCACCCGCAGATGCTGCCGCAGCTCATCCGCAGCGGTCATCGTCTCCCGCTGCAATGCCTGGTCCTCGTCGATCTGCTCCGCCGTCTTCGGGAGATCCCCGAACGTCTGCCGCAGCAGCAAGTCCAGTTCGAACGGCAGCGACAGGGCACCGGTCTGCGCGCAGTACTCGTCCCTCAGCATCACCTCGAGCTGCCGGCGGTTGTCCTTCCCCACGACCGGGAGGACCTGCAGGGCCCGGACCGTCACGCTGGTCGTCGAGTCCGGCTTGACTTCGATCCCGGCGTCGAACACGAGCAGCGCGACCCGGGGGCGGACCTGCCGGCCGGACAGCACGGTTTCGACGATGTTCGTGGCCAGGTCGCCTTCGAGGCCGTTCCCGTCGTCCTTGGGCAGGGCCATCGACGTTTTGACTTTGTACATGGTGAGTGTCTCGCTTCCGGTTGGGTGTGTGCGGCGGGTGGAGTAGGCTGATCTCTATTCGGATCGGTGGTATGGCCGGTGGAACCGCCCGGGGCGTTGTGGTCGCGCCCCGGGCGGCACTATGTCAGCCCCAGGTGAAGTCACGCATCCGGCTCACCTCCCTTCGCTGTGGTTTTCCGGCGGGTGGTCTTCGGTTTCTCGCACACGGTCATGTCACCGAACGCGTGTAGCCAGCGCCCCGCGTTGCGCATGACCACCATCTTGTGGCCGCACAGTTTCGGCTCACCGCTCTTGTCCGGGGTCAGATCGCCCCACGGCTTCACCGGTGGTGGCCACTCCACCTTTGCGAGAGTGTCCCGGCGGGCGTCGGTCATCGCCACGGGCCAGTCGCCCAGGGCTGCCAGGCCCATCGCGCGGAGCCACCACGCGTCGGCCTGGTTGTCGTCGGCGGGCACCACCCCGATCGCCGCTGTCACGGCGGCGATCATCTGTTCTTTGTCGGCGGTGCCGTGGCCGGTGGCGAACAGTTTCAGCGCGGTCGGGTAGACGGTGGTGTACGGGATCCGGAAGTCGTTGAGGAGGATGCGGGCGGAGGCGTGGACCATGCCCATCTGGAACATGCCGTTGGCGCTGAATGCGGGGCCTTCGATGACGGCGAGGTCGATCTGAACGCTTTTCACGATGTGGCGGATGATGTCGCGGGTGTGGTTGAGGCGGTGGTCGCCGTCGATGTTGGTTTTGGCGTAGTCGATGCTTGCCATGTCGACGGCCCGGTTGCCGAACGCGAAGCCAGGGAAGGTGAGGGACAGGTCGAGGCCGAGGACGTTCACGCCGGCCCCTCCAGTGCCGGACCGGCCTGCTCAGGGCTGGTCTTGTCACGGTCGGCGGCCCGCAGGTATTCGTTCAGCACGCGGGCATGCGCAACAACGTCAGCCGGCACCTTTCCCAGGGTGCTGCAGGGACACCGGTCGTATGGGGCCGTGCCCTCAAAAGCACCGGAGGTGAAAAGCAGTTGAGGGTGGTCTTCCTGATCGACTAGGTCCCGCACGACGTCGAGCACCCAGTTCGGAAGGTTGGTCATGACCCGCTGCCAGTGAGTCCAGGCGCGGTAGCCGCGAGCGGCTCGACGACCAGGCCCGGCGCGCTCAGCCAAGTGACATGCGTCGAGCACCGGTAGAGCCAGAGTCCCTCAACCATGCCGAGGGCTCGGTACCGGTGGGTGGGCCGCTCGGAGCACGGCTGTTGGTAAACGGCAGGCTCGGACGGATCGGGGTAGGCGTAGTCGCCGCCGATGTCGCAGCGCTGAGTGATGAGCCGGATGGGCTCGGGGGTGTTCGGGCTGGTCATGGCGGGCACCTTTCAGGACGGAATGTCAGTGGATGCGTAGTCGTCGGCGTCTTCGATGTGCCACCCGGACGACACGTAGTTCGCCACGAAGTCCTCGGTTACCGAGTCGGCGAGGTCGTTCCGCTGCTGCGGGGTCATCGCCTCCCACTCGTCGCGGTCAACGGTGAACGTCTCGTCCCGGCTGTCAGCGAACGCCTCGACGTGCAGGTTGATGACGACCGGGGGACGGCTGGGACTGGTCATAGTGACCGCCTCTCGAACGGGTTTGGGGTGTACGCGGTGCCCGTTGCCGGACGTTGCGTACACCCCAATACTAACCGGATCCGGTTAGGTGTCAAGAGTGGCGGACGTGCCACCTCACGCCAACGGAACCTCCTGATCATCCCAAGGGGCCCGCTCACCCGACGGCGGACGATCCCCGCCCAGCGCCTCCCGGGCACTCGACGTCCGTGCAGGCTTACCCGCCGCCTGCTTCGCGTCAGGATTCGCCACTGCCGCCGCAGGCGCAGCGGCGGCAGGTGCCGCGTAGCGCCCGTCCTGCCCAATGCGGGTCAGCATCTCCCCCAGCCCCTCCGCATCACCCAGTTCGTTACTCGCAACCTCGGCCCGTCGCTCCGGCCCGAGTTCCTTCCAGATCTGCTGCAGCCGGGCCGGCGAAGTGCCCTCCGCCGTGATCTCCCGCGCATACGACGCCGCCGACCGGAACGACTCACCCCGCTCCACATCCACCGACTCCGGATCCGGCTCGTTCATCGACGCGAACACCGTCTCGAGCACGAACACCCGCAACGCGATCGACTGGGCCTTGCTCGTCGCCTTGTCGCCGGTGTCCTGAGCCTCCCCCGCAGCCTGGCCCTCAAAGAAGTCGCCGCGGGGGCCGTACACGCGGAACGTCACCAGGGCCGTGCACTCCCGCATCACCGACCCCTTAGCCGACTTCGTGTCCCGGTACGTGGTCTCCGTGCGGAACGGAACCACCATCACCCCGTGACGCCGCAACGCCGGCCCCACGTAGCCGTACACCTCGTTGATGCCCCGGAACCGGATCCGGCCGCCACCGCCCCCGCCGAACGACGGCATGTCGCTGAGCTTCGCGATGGACTTGACGTCACGCATCACCCGGCCCCACGCCTCGAACACGGGCACGTCCGCCACCTCGGCGATCGGCGCGTCGTACACCACCTCCGGCAACTCCGCCGCCGCGGGCTGCCCGCCCTGCCGGTCCCCGCCACTGCGGCTCAGCTCCCGCCCCATCAGTTGCCCCCCTGTCGGTCCCGGATTGCCTGTGCCTGCTGCCGTTCCTCATCCGTGAGCGGCGTCGGGTTGCCCATCGACTCGTGGATGCGCTCGTAGACGCCGCTCAGAATCAGATCAACGGAGACGTGTCTCCACGAGAGCGGGCCGACTAGGCGGGTGAGCCCCACGATGCGGCTGACCTGCCCGTCACACTTCATCGACCAGCGACCACCCAGCGCCCGTTCCTGCGCGCGGCGCAGGTCATCCCACGCCAGTTCGAGTAGCCAGCGCAGAGCAGAGTCCGGCGTCGCGAACTCGTCATCCTCCGCAGCTGCAGACACTGCCGCGTCGACGTACTCGGAGACCGGCCGGGTGCGCCACCGGTGGGCCAGATCGGCTTCCGTCAATTCCACGTACTCCATCAGGCCCGCCCCTTCCCCAGGTTCAACTTCCGTGTCGTCTTCGCCGTCACACAGTCCTCATACGCGGCACGGTGCCGCTCGAACAGCTTCTCCAGATCCACACCCGGGGCCTGGTTCACCTCGTCGTACGAGAACAGCTTGTTGCCGGCCCCGTCCACCGCGACCTCGTTGCCGCCCAGCAGCGACAGCAGCCCAGCCCGGGCGTTCTTCCGGGCCCGCTCGTGAACGCCCCGCTCCCGGGACGCATCCCGGTACTCGCGGATCAGGTCATACGCGTTCAGGGACTGTTCGATGTCGAGGCGGGCGATGCCGTCCCGGTTCGGGTGGAGCAGGCCGTACAGGTCGCCGTCGAACTCGCCGCCCTGATCCATCGACTCCGGCGCCACCCCGGCTTGCATGTGATCCGTCCAGAACGCGTCGACTTCCCGGGCGACCTCGGCGAACGGCTCGGGTTCGTCTTCCGGCCGGACCGTGAACTGTCGGTAGTCGTAATCGCCGACAATCACCGCGACGTGCGCATGATCGTCGCCGGTCACCCGCAACTGGTGAGCGACCTGCGCCAGGACCGGATCGGGGAGCATGCGCCGCCACCGGCCCGCCATGAAGTAGTTCGTCTTCTTGCACTCGAGCAGGCACCGGTTACGGCCACCCTCAGGGCACTCCACCACCCGCCGGTCCACCGTGGCCCGCAGCCACGGCTTGTCGACGTTCTCGACCAGACCCATGCGCCGGGTCACCGCCCGGTTCCGCATCGTCCACTCAGCGGCCACGAACCCTTCCCAGTGGTGGCCGGCCCGCAGCTGAATGGAGGTGCGTTCCTCGATGTCGGGTTCGGGTAGCTCGCCGCGCTTGTCGTACCAGACCCGCAGCGGCGACGGGTACAGGCCGAGGATGCGGGGGACGTCGGACGAGCCGATACCAGCACGGCGGGCGGCGAGCCATTCGTCGCGGGGTGCGTCGGCGGGTAGGACGAGTTGGGCGGCGGCGGTTGCGCGGCGCCGGGTTGGTGCGGTCACAGGTAGTCCTCTCTTACGTCTGCCCAGGTGAATGTGGCGGGGCGGCTGTTGTTGCGGCGGCCCACCATGATCAGCCAGCCTGCCCAGTTGGAGCGTGCCCGCTCGAACTCTTCCCGCACCTCAAGGTGCACGGGAAGGCCGTACGTGACGTTCTGGTGGATGGCCTGCTCGTATGCGCACGCGGCCTGCCAGAACGCCAGCTGCGCCCGGTACAGGCCCTGCTGCCATCCGTTCATCTCCGACACGAGTTGGCTGCGGATGCCGTGGCCGCGCTGGTTGGCGACCTCGGCGGGTCGCCGGTCCCGGATGTCGCGCCGCCGACTGTTCATGGCTGGGGGTCGCGTCCGTGACGCTCAGCGTCGGCGATCATGAAGATTGCTGCGGCGCGTGCCTCCCCAGCGAAGCGGATCAGATCGGCCAGGTCGGCGATGACGAATTCGGGATGGGTGTGTCGCAGGTCGGCCAGGTTGGTGGCCCGCTTAGCAACCTCACGGAGCCGTTCCTGGGCGCGGAGGATGACAGCTTCGTCGTCGTGGATGGATGCGATGTGGCTTCCGCAGCGGGTTACGTGCCGCCTGTTGGATGTGTACCAGCGCTCCGCGTTGCTGGTGACGTACAGGAACGCGGTGGCCTGGGTGACGTACATGATCGAGCCGAGTTTGCGGGTGTCGCCGGTGGCGATGATCTCAACGACCCGATCGCCTTCTTTCAGCGGGGCGGTCATCGGTGTCCCCTTTCGTCGCTGGTAGCGGCCGGTCAGGGTGATCGGCTCAGTATCGGCGGCGGGAGTCGAACCCGCTCGGTAGGGATGCCGCCCCGCCGTTCCCGCCCTCTGGCATGAGAGTGTCTGCCGCCGAACCCCACGTGTTTTTGACCTGGTAGCCAGTACACCCCGACACCCAAGATGGGCCGTAAGACCAGCGGTCCGCTCAACGTGGATTGCTCCCGTATCCCGGCCAGGGCTCGAACCTGGCAGCAGCCGTGCGGGATGCGGTCGCCGCCCCGCCCCCTCGACAGGGCGGCGACCAGGGCGGTGCGTCAGGCAGGCCGGGGCCCGAAGATGTCCACGACCTGCTCGCACAGGTCGTCCATGCTGTTGTTGGCATCGAACAGGCCGAACGCGTCCCAGCTGGTGATGTCGAGCAGCTCCGTTGCCCGGTCGGAGACGCACACGCTGTCTGGGCTCTGCGCCGCCGTCACAACGTCGGTGACTTCCCCGCCGTGCGCGGGCCAGCCCTCCGACCAGTTCGGCCGGTCGCCGGAGAGGAGAACCGTCCATCCCGCGAAGCAGGCGGCGGTGCCGCAGTGGTCCTTCCGCAAGTAGATTGTCTGGTTCCATTCCTTCGGGTGGGCGGTGATGTGGTCGAGCACTCGGTACGCGAGTTCAGCATTCGGCATGACGGTCGGTTCCTTTCCGAGTCAGCGGGTCAGTGAGCCAGGCAGGGCGTGATGGTCGGTGACGTCCCGGTCCGTGTGGTACCAGCCGGACGTCTCGTCGCTGCCCTCGGTGACGTATTCGATCGGCCGGGCGCACGGCCCGTTGTCGGTCCCCTGCGCGCAGACTGCGTTGTCGTGGAACTCCCGGTTGCAGGTGATGATCCCGTACGCTTCCGGGTCGAGTTTCCAGCGCACAGCCCGGTCCGGGCTCCCGCATGTCGGGCATCGGTCTTCGTTGCGGATGGCCTCAGCGATGACGTCGGCCGGGTCCAGCTGTAGGACCGCGCAGTATGTACGCAGGTCTTCGGAGATCGTGAACAGGGGCCGGGTTGAGGACGGGGTCAGCCGGCGGGACACGTTCTGTTCGTTGTAGGGACGGCCGAGCAGTCGCCCGACCCGGTTCGCGAGTTCACGGCCGCTTAGGGACTGAGCCTTCATCGCTTGTCGGATTGTCGCGGCGAGTCGAGCGGCTGCGCCGTGCATGTCTCGCCTCCTTTCGCTGGTGGTTGGGTGTTCCGGGACGGTCCGGCCCGGGGCTACTTGACGAACAGTCCGGAGTGCGCGAAGTAGGGCCGCCCGTTGATCAGGGTCATGGCCTTGCCGGTCTGCCAGTGCGGCTCCGTCGGCTCGACGTCGGTGACCCGGATGTCGTCGTTCGGGTTCGCGCCGATGATGATGTCGCCGGCGACGACCTGTCCGGCGGTCTTGAAGGTGCTTTTGCGGGTGCGGTCCAGGATGTCCATACCCCAATACTAACCGGTTCCGGTTAACTGTCAAGGGTTTCAGGCACGGGATCTGCGGCGACCCGAACGAGCCGGCCGCGACACCTTCCGCACCGCCGACCAGCCCCCGATCGCCATCACCGCCACGACCGCCAAAACCACGGCCCGGGTCGGCAGCAGCGACGCCAACGCCACATCGAACACCAGCAACAGCACGACCAGCAGGGCCGAGGACTTCCGCGACGCCCTGCCACGCCGACGGCCCGCCATCACGCCTTCTCCCAGCGCTCGTGCCAGCTGATGTGCCACACCGCCGCGTCCATGGCGGGCTCCATCGATAGCCATCGGCCACCGGGGTCAAGGTGAACGCACGCGAAACCGCCGTCACTGCAGGTGAGCTGGTAGCCCTCCATGTCGGGCGTCTCCTGAACGGTGACGACGGCGGACGCGTAGTCGCTGGTGACCTGGATCTGCGCGGTCATGACCGCGCCTCCGGGTTCGCCTCGAGCACTGCGGTCCCCTCGGCGGTCGGAACCCACTGCCGCTGCCACCGATCGCCGGGGGACTGCAGGCGCAGGAGGTCAGCGCTTTTCAGCGCTTGCACTTGGCGGCTGACGCTTCGCGGTCTGCCGCTGCCGCCCCTGGGGTGCGACCGGTCGCCTCGGCCACCCCAGGTCGACCGGTAGACGTCGCCGCGGGCGGCTTCGCGGAGGACGGCGAGTTGGGCGGGGGTCAGCTTGGTGGGCATCGCCTTGTCTCCTTGTCAGTTCGTGCGGGCCGGGCACCAGGCCCACACGGTGGTCATCTGTACCGACGTCTCGCACAGCACGCACCATTCGGTGTGGCCGTCGGCGTTCATCGGGTCGTATTCGCGGCCCGTGCCGGCGTGGTCACAGAGGATCCATCCGGCCCCGGCGCAGGTGGTGCAGTCGTCGGTGTCGCAACCCAGGTCCCGGGTGTTCGGGGTGATTCCGAAGGCGTCGGGGGTTTTGGTCTGCGTCGTTGTCATACCCCAATACTAACCGGTTCCGGTTAACTGTCAAGGGTGTCGAGTGTGACAAAAAGGGTGGGGCGGCCAGCGTCACGCGCCGACCGCCCCACCCCTGCCCGCAACTCAGTACGGACCCGGCACCAGCCTCGCCCTGTCCCCGGCCCGCAACCGCGACCACAACGCATCCGCGTCGCCCACATCCACACCCGCCGCCGACAGGGTTTTCGTCGTCACCTCAGCGATGACCGCCCGCAGCAACGCCACCTCGTCCGCCGACAGCGTCAGACCCTCCTCGGCGGGCACCGCAGCCGACGCCGCGCGGAACGCCTCACTCGCCTTGCACGCCGCGCAGCTCACTTCCGCCGGTACCGGCGACCCCGACGTGTACGGGGTCCGCATGATGTCGATGTCGCACCCCGTCGGCAGGGACGGGTCGGTGTCAGGCCAGAAGTGCACAACCTCTTCATTGTCGTCCTCGGTGGACGCCGGGGTCGGCTTCGTGTGTGCCGGGTCGTTCGCGTACGCGCCGCACCGCTCGAACTCGTCGTCTCCGTTGTTCGCCGCGATCGCCGCCTTCACCTCGAGCGGCCGGTACTCGAACTCATGCGGCAACCCGAACGAAACCGCCGTGCACGTCCCCTCCACGTCAGGATCGATGACACTGAGGCTCTCGTCCCGGCACTCCGGATCGAGATCCCCGCTGTCAAGCCGGGCCTGCCGCATGTGCCCGACGTGCCGGCCATCCGTGCGCAGACACAGCAACGGGCGCTGACCCACCCGCAGACTGGGGGTTTCTGCCGGGGCCTGCTCCACCACACGCTTCTCCACCGATGCCTTCGCCGCGTCCCGGGACGACCAGCCCGACGAGATGATCTCACCGTTGCGGTGAACCACCGCCCCGTCGGACCGCCACGCCACCGTGTACGTGTCCATGCCGACGCGAACTGACTCCCGGACCGAGCCTTCGTCCGTCCATGCCAGCTTCGGCGGGTTCGCGAGAGTGGCCTTGCGCCGCGCGATGGCGCTCTGGACGCGCCCGAGGTCCTCGAGCACCAGCCCGTACCAGCCCGGGGCCTTCGTCTCGAGCGTGGCCACCGACGAAGAGATCAGCAGGACGGTCCGGCCGAGAGCGCCGACCTCCGACGCCTCCCGCTCGATCACGTCGAGGTGCTCCGCGATGGCCTCCGTCTGGGCTTCCGCCAGAGCGAACCGGCCAGTGTTGACGATCCAGAACGTGGCGTCGTCCTTCGCCTGGGTGAGAGTGCGCCGGTTGACCTCGATCCCGATCAGGCTGCCCGTCTGGGTGACCCGGTAGGCCCGGTATGGGGTGGGGCCGTAGGTGCGGATAATGACGGCCCCGGTCTCATGGTTGGTCCACTGGTTGTCGCCGGTCTTCGGGAAGGTGATCGCTCGCTTCGACATGTTGTGGTCTCCGTTCGGCTCGGCCTCCTCGGCGGGTGCCTCAGTGAAGGTGACGCCGTGCGGGTCGCGGTAGCGAACCCGCATGACCCGACCGCTTCCGCGCCACTTCACGTCGGCGTAGGTCGCGCCGGTGGCGATGACGTCGCCGATGGCGGTCTCGTTGCCCTCAACGGCCCATTCGGCGGTGATCGGGTTCTTCGGCGTCTTCGGCATCGTGGTCTGCCTTTCCGGTGGGGTGCCTGTGTGGCTGGCTGATACCCCAATACTAACCGGTTCCGGTTAACTGTCAAGGGTGTCGAGTGTGACAACCCCCGGCGAAGCGTTGTGCTCCGCCAACGCCCGCCGCACCGACGCCTCCGACACCCGCCGATGCCCCTGCAACACCCGACCCAGACTGTCCACCGACTTCGCCCCCCACGTCTTCTTCCGCCGCGACACCAACACCTCCTGATCCGCAAGCCGGCGAACCGTCGACGGCGACGCACCCAAAATCTTCGCGGCCTGACCCGTCGTCAACCACACCTCATCCTCCGAGAAATTTTCGCCAGGCTCCTCGCGAACATTTCCGCCCGTCACAGCCAACTCTTCGCTTCCGTTGCTCATGTCTTCCGAACCTTTCGCTTCGCATCAGGTGTGCCAAGAGTACCGAACGTGTCGTACGCTGTCTCCCATGAGTCTTCGCCGACTCGTTCGCCGCCTTCGTTTCGCGAAGCCTGCGAACGAAACCCAGACCTTCGCGAAACACCCGCCCACACCTTCGCCCAGCGAAGCGAAACTCTTCGCCCGCGAAGCCCGGGTAGTTTTCGCTGTCCTTTCGCTGTCCGCCGTCACCGCCTTCGCCATCCAGGCGTGGATGACGTTCGGCTTCGCGAAAGAAGTCTGGGGGATGCCCGTCGAACTGTGCTTCGCCCTGGTCTTCGCACTCGACGTCTTCGCCGTCATGTGGATGATCCTTTCGTACTTGCTTCGCAACACCGGATGGCCACGCTTCATCGCCTTCGTCGTCTTTCTCTTCGCGATCGGCGCGCAAGTCCTCGCCGCTGAAATGTTCGGTGCCCACCGCGGCTGGTCCGAGGAAGTCCGCTGGTTCTCCGCTGTCCCGGCCCTTCTCCTGGCGCTGTCGCAGGAAGGTGTGATCCTGTGGCGCACCTACCGGAGCCGACGGATGCTCCGCACACAGCCGCCGGCCACTGTCGCGCCGCCGGCCGTAACGCGTGAACCCCGGAAGACCACCACCACCCCGCCTGTGCCGCCCGCCCCGCGCCCGCCGGCACCCGCAGCAACTGCGGCCCCGGCTGGCGGGAAACGCGAAACCGCCAGAGCAGAACACGACAAGGTCGCCCAGCGTGTCATCGCAGGTCAGGTGACCAAAGAGCAGGCCGCAACCGACACCGGCAAAAGCATCCGAGCCGTCGAGCTGTGGATCGCCGACTACCGGAAACGTCACCCCGCCGGCCCGCAACTCGGCACATTCCAGCTCCCCGCCCCGACCGTGAACCCGCAGGTGAACGGCACAGCCCGACAGGAGGTGAACTAAGGCATGGCCCGCACCGACGTCAACGTGCGCAGGGAAACCAACCCCTCCACCCACGACGACGAGAAACGCTCCAGGAAATTCCGTGGACCGCTGTTCGTCGGGCTGCTCGTCGTGCCCGCGTTTGGCCTGCTCCTGCGCTTCATCATCTTCTGGGCACCCGAAATGCTGTGGCTCGTCGCCGGGCTCTCCCTCACCACCGGATTCATCTACGCGTCCGCCGCCGTCGCCATCGGATACAAGGTCAGCAAGCGGGTTCCGCTGGTCATCTGGCACGTCGCCGCCACCGGGTTCCTGTTCGGCGGGGCCCTGTACATCACAACCGTGGTGCGCTGGCCTGCGGAAACAGCGCCCTGGTATCACCGGCTACTCGCGGTCGTCAACTGGCCGGCGTGGTGGGTCATCGTCCACCTGTTCGGCGCGATCATCGTCGGCGGGTCGTGGCTGCTGTACCGCATCGACGCGTTCCGGGCCGCGACCGGCGCCGACGAGTTCAGCGGCTCCGGCCTCGACAAGCTGCTCAAGGTGCCGCTGGGAATGAAGGTCCGCGACAACACCATCACCGCCGACGAGTTCGCCATCGAAGCCGAGATCGCCCACCCCGGCATCCCCGTCGCCCAAGTTCAAGGCGTGCTGCAGCCACTCGTCGAGCAGGCCGGCGCAATTCGCGGCCGTTCCACGATCGTGCCTGGCGACGTCGGCGGGAAGTCCCAACTTCGCCTCGTCATGAAGGACCCCCTCGATGAGTGGAAAACCTTCCCCGGACTTTCGCACCCCGGCGAAAGCTTCGCGTACCCCATCCGCACCGCGTACTACGTCGCCGGGAAGAACGGCCAGCCGCTCCCCCAGTGGTATTCCTTCGCGCAGACCCCGAACTCTTCGGTGCTGAGACCTTCGCGGCTCGCCCCGAACTTTTCGGCCCCGAACGATGCAAGCTTCGGCCGGCAGGGCGCAACCCGCGCGGGGAAGAGTGGCGACAACGCCATCGAGATCGCCGAAGTTGCTTCGCGCTGCGACGCCGGCCTGTTCCTCGTGAACACGGCGAAACTTTTGCAGGACATCGGCTGGGCGTTGGACTTCGCGGTCGCCGCCGCCGACACGAAACCGAAAGCTTCGGTCCTGTTCGAGGCGGTGCGAAGGATCGGCGAGTACCGGTCGAACCAGATGGGTCACCCGAAGTGGCAGGGCAGGCACCGCACATGGTCACCACTCACCTACGCCGAACTCGGGTTCATGGCGATCGTCGTCGAGGTTGACGAAGGTGACCAGGTGTTGAACTCGGCGACGGCGACGTGGCTCGCCACGAAGGGTCTGTCGCTGGGGATTTTCCTGAGCGTCATGATTTCCCGCGCCGCCACCGACGGCATGGCCTCGACGTTGCGGTCTGCGGTCACGCAGTGGAAGGCGTTCGGGGCTGGGCAGGCGTACGACGGCGGGTTCGTGCTGTCCGACGAGACGATCGCCGCGGGCGCCGACGTGGGTTCCCTGTCGACCCGGTTCCCCGGTTCCCACTACCTCGACAAGGCGCAGGGCGTCGACGAGACGATGTATCCGCAGCTCGCCCGGTCGTATAAGACGGAACGGGACTTCAGTGACCTGCGCCGCGCGGTCGAGGCAGCGCGGGCCGCGTTCACCCCGCCGGTGTTGACGCCGGGGGAGATCGAGGCGGCGGGCGGTGCGGAGACGCTGCGCATGTTGTCGCCGCAGACGCTGCTCGCAGCGTTTGACCAGGAAGACACCGGGCCGGCACCTGCCGGCACGGTGACCAGCACAGAAAGGACGACCGTGGAAACTGCGATCCTGTCGACGGCCGGGGACCGGCCGGACGACACCGGTGACCTCGAGGTGGATGCGCTGCTCGCGAAGCCCCGCGCTGACCTCAGTGACCTTGAGAAGGAGTACGGGCCGCTTCCGGCCCCGGGTGAGTCGCTTCCGGACCGTTCGAACCCGGACCTGCCGTCGCTGGAACTGGCTTCCGGTGATGACCGGCCGTCGGTGTCGCCGGACGAGTTGACGGGGGAGGCGAACGCGGCGCTGATCCGGATGGCTCAGCGCGGCGTGACCCGGTTCGGCAACAAGGAACTCATGGATGAGATGCGGGTGGACCCGACACCGACGCAGATGAGTCGCTGGCTGAAGGGCCTGTGTGATGACGGGAAGCATGTGGCACCGCCGGGGGTGACGGTGGAGCGGGAGCCGGGCCGGCAGGGTCGGTACGTGTTGGTGTGGCTGGCCGCTGAGGGGGTGTGACGGTACGGAGTGTGACGGTGGGGTGGATGTTGTGGGCCTGGTTTTTGCGTGGCCTGCAAAGAGGGCCGGACGCCTATGGGGATGAAGATCTTTTGCAGCCTGATATGTCCGTTGCAACGTGCCTGCAATATCCGCTTTGACCGCATAAGTTTTGCGGCGCAACGACCCGCAAAGCCCTGCAATATCACCTGAAAAATCACGCACCGTAACCGCAAAAGGAGGTGAACCATGACCACAGCCGCCGACCAGGCACTCAACGAAGCCCGCGAAGCACACGCCGGCATGAACGCCCGCACCAAAGCAGCCGGCGAGCTTGCACGCCACTACGCCAGCGTCATCACCCGGGACCTGGCCACAGCCCTACAGGCCGCGCACCACGACCCCGCCACCGTCAACGCCCGGACCGCGCGACTCTGCCGCATCGCTGGCAGCCTCGACGCCCGACTGAACGAGGTCGAAACCCTGGTGTCAGCGTTCGGCACCGCTGTTTCCCAGGCCGAAGCCGACCTCGGCGAGAACCGCGCACGCCAGGCATCCCACGGCCCTACCCTCGACATCTGACCGCACGCCGACACCACCAACCGAAAGAAGACAGACCATGCCGCAGATGCCGCCCTCCATCGACGTCACCAACGACACCACCATGAAGGCATTCGCTGACGCCTACCGGGGTGCCGCGTTCCAGGGAGCCGACTTCCTCGCCACCACCGCCACCTACCTGCACCCCCGAATGGTCAACACCCTCCGGAAGTACGGCCTGGACGGCACCAACCGGTTCGGGTACGGCTCCGACGCCATCAAGTCCGCGAACAAGGTCGTCAACCTGCTGAAGCGGGCCGCCGAACACCTCGTGGACTCCGGCCAGTGCGTGGGCTACGCCTACCAGGCATTCATGTCGGAAGTGTGGGAGCCCGCCCAGCGTGCCAAGGCTGAGCAGAAGAACCACGCACAGTCGACCCTGGACGTGTGACGACATGACGAACCTCGGACTGGAAACCCTCGAAAAGATCGTCGCGAAGGCGGAGCACGACATCCGCCACGTCCGGATGGCCGTCGTCGACAACGGTCCCGAGTTCAACGCCGCTGTCGTTGACGCGCACACCGCAGCGGGGCAGGGATTCGGGGCCGGCACACAAGGGGCCCGCGTTCAGCACCTCTCCGCCCGGGCCGCGCAGTCCCTGATCGACGCGGAACAGTTGCTGGCCGCACTGAAACGCGAACTGATGAAGACGGCCGATGTGGTCGACAACGCGCGGGCCCGGGAGCGTTCCTGGGGCCCGACACTGGACATCTGACAGAAGGGGGGCGGGGCGGTGTTCGACACTCAGGGGCGGGCCGACCGTCGGCGGCGCGACAGGGAACAGCAGCGCGCCGCCGCGAACCGGCGTATCGGCCACGACATGGCGTATTGGATCGTTGCGGCTCCGATGATCTGCTGGGGCATTGCCGCCCTGGCCGTCGCGGTGGCTGTGCTGTGGGCGTGGACGTACGTTCCGCACGAGAACATCGCCCGCTACCTCCTCGGTGCCGCCCTCATCCTGTGCGGAGTGTGGGCGGCCCGGAACCTGATCAGCGACACGCCGTCGGCCCGGGTCGCCGCGCGGGCGTCGGGTGTGACCCGCAACGGATGGCACCCGGTCGGTGTCGCCGGGCTGGTGTTGCTGGCCGCAGCGTTCGTGGTGTGGCGGACCCTGTGACCGTCATCGTGGTGATCGCGGCGCTGTGGCTGACCGGGGCGCTGATCGCCCGAGCGTTCCGGTACCGGCCACGCCCCGCCCCCGTCATGGCACCGTCCACGCGGCGCCGGATCCGGGCGAACATGCCCCACGACCTGTACCGGTACGAACACGTCGACCGGCCCGGCCTGCCGTGGTACATCGGCATCAGCGTCGAGCCGCTGGCCCGGCACCGCCGGCACGGCCGCGACGAAAAGGACCGCTGGTGGTACACCCAGTCCACCGGCGAAATGATCGTCATCGCCCGATTCCCGAACCGGGCGCAAGCCCTCGCTGCGGAACGTGCCGCCATCCAGTCGGCGGTCCGGCACCGCATCCCACTCGCGAACACGCAGCATGTGCCGTCCTGGCATCGTCTGCGCACCACGACCCGCTGACCCGGAAAGGGGCCTCGCATGACCACGAACGCCCGCCCGGCCCCGCCGTGCACCTGCCGATCGACCGGTGGCGTCTACCTCCTGTCGGCAAAACTTGCCGAGCTGTCCGGCAACGACCCCGCCAGGACTGCGGGGCTGTCGTGCGATGACGTGCACGGGCTGCTGCGGCAGCTACTGGACATTCACCAGTTGACCGGGCTTGACGGTCGGCTCATCGCCGAACTCGACCCGCACACCCCGCGTTTCGAGCGGGGGTCGGAGCGTCTGGCGGTGGCGGTCATGCTGGCGACGGTCGCCGCGTTCTGCGGGTTGTGCGGCTTTTTCACGTGGGTGCTGTTCTGACCGCAGCCCCACCTTCTGCGACCGCTTCCGAAAGGCTGACCATGAAAACGATCCGTGAACTGACCGCCGAGATTCGTGACATCAACGTTGAGAAGGGCTGGCGGCCGGCTGAGGGCGGCCCCGGCGAGAACACCTGGGGTGACTATGTCGCCCTGCTGCACTCCGAGGTCTCCGAGATGCTCGAGGCGTACCGGGACTACCGGCTAGAGGACGGGACCGTGTACTGCGGCGCAGGCGAGAACCCGAAGCCTGAGGGTGTCGGTGCGGAAGCTGCTGACGTGCTGATCCGCCTGCTCGACATGTGCGATGTGTTCGACATCGAGCCGTTCGACATGGACATGGAACTCCCCGACGTGTCCCCCGCCCTGACAACCCCGGGAGACCTGGAGTCCTTCGGCGACCGGGTGACGTGGCTGCACGGGATCATCACCTACATGGGCCGTTCCGCTGGGGGCGAGGGAACCCCCGCCCTCGTTCTGCGTGCGCTGGTCGCCGTCTGCGAGCACTACGGCATCGACCTGGCCGCCGAGTGCGAGCGGAAGATCGCCTATAACCGGACGCGGGCTTTCCAGCACGGCGGCCGGACACTGGCCGGGAACCCTCGGTCTGCCTGATGGGCATGCGTGACCGGTGGCCGCTGCGACGCCGCCCCACCCCGCCCGGGTTCACGCCCGCCACCCCGTCCCCGTCCGTCCCCGACCGGGACTCAATCGTGGCCTGGCAACGAGCCACCCCCGTCGAGGGGTGGATGACTGTTCCCACCGACCCGCGACTGCCGTCCCCGGCGGTCGCCGACACAACGGAGGTTCCGCCCATGACCGAATCAGACACCGACCGGCCCGAGCCCGGCCCGCCGCCGCTACGCAAACCTGCGTGCGAAGCCTGCGGACGACCGTTCCCAACCGTCGCCGACCACCTACGCGCCTCCATCGATTTCGTCGACAACGCCGGCCCGACGGTCGGCGACGACGTCGTGATCCAGTTCTATAGCCGGCTG